TAAGTTGGTTTTTGATTACCAATTACACGAGAGATATAGTTTGGTTGGTTAACGTCCATAGACAAGTTAGTCCATGTTTCAAGAACATTCTTTTGATTGTTATTATCGTTACCACTTCTAACTAATAATGTAAATGTACCTTGATCGTAGTTAACTTGGTTTACTTCCCAACGTACGTTTGTAGCGCTACCACTTGGTAAAGCACCTGATATTACAGTACCACCTAGGTTGTTCATTTGAGCACCCCAAGCTAATGTTTCAAGTACAAATGAATTAGCAGGAATACCAGCAGTACCACCACTGAATAATGCTACAGCACCACCTGTGTCACCAACGAAATCTAAAGAAGAACTAAGGAACCAGTTACTGTTAGGAGTAATACCATCATTAACTGAAGTTATAGTTAATGTGTTAGAACCGGCATTGTAAGAAGCAGTTAAAAGACCTGATGTGTATTGGTTGCCATTGTAGTTAAAAGCACCACTAATTGCATTACCAATAACGTCAACGTCTGTACTTCCACCTGTACCAACATATACTAAATCATTCCATGCATAGTATTGTCCAAAAGTTAACCAAGGAGATACCTGGAAGTAAAAATTATTTCCAGGAAGTGGGCTAGGAATACCTACTTGAAGATATTGGTAATCAGCAACGTTAGTACTATAGTTTAATACAAGAGACACATTAGCTTTACTACCAACAACACTAGCAGTAATTGATGGTACACTAGAGGATGCAAAGCTGTTTAATGCTGAGCTACCAGTTCCTGTATTTGTAATTCTGGTTACTAACATGGTGTTACCACCATTTTCAAAGTAGTTTTTTGCAGCAATAGAGGTAAAATACTCTAAATCACCATTAGTACCATCGTTAAAAGTAGTACCAAATTTAGCGATAAAATCACTATATGAGGTAACAATGGTTGGTACGTAAGGAGTACCGTTTACAGTTGGACCAACAATTGCGGCACCAACTACGATAGGACCTTGTGATACTGCGCTCTGGTCATTTTCATTAGTATATACACCAGGGGAGATAATTGCTTCTGCCATTTCGTATGTTTATTTAATTTTGATAGGTTTTTTCTAGCTATAAATATTCTAAAACCATTACAAAACTAAACTAGAGTTACTTAAGTTCACCCGTTTCTAAATCTACTTGTTTGAGCCCGTATTTATCGCCTAACTTGTTGGCTATTTCTTGTTGCTTTGTATTAATAATATTAATGTGATTAAGTAGATCGATTCTTTCACCACTTAATTCATCAAGTCTTTTTTTAAAAGCATCAATTTCAACTTCTAAGGTACCAAGATCGAACACAGCTTTTTGATACCCTTCATACGTTTCTCTGAACTCTTTAAGTTCTTCTGTAGTAAGTTTAGTTGCTTTTTCGTTTTTGTTTTGTTTAATCATATAACTTGTTTTTTATATTACCCATTTATTTTTTGGACATGATGATTTATTTTCTGCAAATACTTTTTTCTTTAAAGGACAACCACATAAACCGCAATGAAATCCAGCAATGTTTTTTCTACGATGCTCACACACATTACAAATAGCAATTCTGCTTTCAGCTTTTTCTTTTTGCTCTGGTGTTGGATTTGCTGCAGCGATCCATGCGTTAGCTATTTCTTTAAATTTTTCAAGTATCATACAACAATTTATCTGTAAATATAACTATTTGTTTTTAAGTAGCCAAATTCTTTATATATTCCCTGCTCTAGGATTATTAATATTTTTAACAGTTTCTGCTGTAATTGAAACAGTAGATTTAGAGAAGAATTGACGTTGACCATTGGTTGCTCTATCTCTATTATATGTTTCGGGCATAATGTAACCATAAAGTGTTATTGCAAACGTTGTTCTAGCTACGCGTTGTTCATTAATAGCATATTCAGAGGTTGATTCAAAATTAGTAATATATGTTCTGAATTGGAAACGATTTTTATCTCCCCAATACGAATCAGAAGCGAATTCAATTGATTCTACTATTTTATTGTTTTCACTTATAAAATTTGTAAATACAGCACAATTATATGTTATATTAACATAATCTGGAACTGGTGTTAAATAAAATTTTTCAGAGGGAAACCAATTATTTAATACATTAAATGGAGTATATTGATTTTGTTGATTATATCTTGCTTTAGATACAGAAAAATTATTTACATTATTTCCATCTAATTTATTTGCAAGTGTTCTATTTTTTTCAAACCCTGTTCTTTGTAATATAATAATAGGGTACATTACTTTACCATTTTTGTCCCTAAAGTATCCATCTTTTTGAACAGATACCCATCTTTCTTGAGCAGCATAACTTACAGGAACAGGAATTTTATTTCCATTTTGTATAACAGAAGGTTGTATTACATTATTAAAATAATAAAATACAGCTTCATCTATATCTTGTAAACCAAGTGTAAATGGTTTTGTGTTATCCTCAATATTAGCAGATATTTGGTTTGCACGAGTAACTAAATTTTCAGGTAAAATAGGTGCAGTATCCGAAATATAAGGCACAATTTGTTCATTTACTCTTTGTGCTGGTGTTCCTGGTAGTATGGGAAGTTGTCTTGCCATTATCTAGATTGTGTTATACCTAATGATTCTGGTGATACGTAATTGGCAAAACATATGATTGAAAAGCTAGCACCAAAATTATCTAAATAAGCACCACCATAATTATATTGTGGTACTTTACCTACGATATCTTGATTTTCGTTTACTAAATTTACTTCGTAATAATCGTTATTCCACAATATCACATCACCAATTTGAGGCACTACATTTTGTGCAACTAAATCTTTGCGTAAAAATCTAAAACCAAAATTACGAGTAATATCTGGTCCTAATTCACTATACTTCCCTTCATAATCTCCTCTATCAATTAAACATTGAATTAATACAGGAGGAAAGTACATTTTAGTACCACTAACAGCTTCACCATATATGTTTGCTGGTGTTTCGTCTAATGATATTTGATAGTATCCTATATTTTGTTCAATAATATTGTGGATTAATTCAGCATTAACCACATGAAAAAATGAAATATCACGAGATGATCCGTATAAAGCCATTATTAATAGTTTCTAATTTTTTTCAATGTTTTTGTTCTAACATAAAACTGTACTAATCCTGGTATTTTTAAAGCTTCACTTTTAATTGATTTTATAGTACCCATTACATCTCCAGCAGCAATATATTTTATTTCAAGTAAAGTGTATTTGTAGTTGTCATTTGATGCTGCATCTAGTTGATCTGTATCAATAACTTTAACTACAACCACATCTTTAATTCCACGAATTTGATTGTATATTTCAGTAAAGTTAGCTTCTGTTTTCATTTTGATAACTACCTGTACGAATATAGTTTCAAATGAAGCTTCTGATAATATGGTTTGTAAAGATATCATTTTTTAAAATATATAAATTCCCATAGGAACATTAGCTAATGTTTTATTTAAATTTTCAGCATTGGCTGCTTGTTTTTCAAGTTGTGTTTGTCTTCCAGATTCTGCTAAGGCTTCTCTTAATTGAAGTATTAATGATTCTTTCATTGCTCTAGAATCTGTTAGTAAATCTTGTTGGTTCAAAGTAACTTCAGCTCCTGGAATAGGTACCTGCGTGTATTTGCCACGTACATATCCTAATATCTCACGACATAGTGCTAAGGTATATTGGTAAATCCACATTTTACCCACTGAATTAATGTAGTTATAATTTGGATTACAATAGGGTACATTTGATGGGTTTGTAATCAAATTTGTAGCTGCAGATCCACTTGCTGTTCTGCCTCCTACAACACTATCTCTTTCACTTCCTTTAACATATTGAATCCATAAATTGTAATCAATTAAAGGAATAGGGAATATCTTAAGTTGGTTGTTTATAATTTCAAACGAAAATGCTGCTTTTCTTATTTGGTCGTTTAATTCAATTGCTTGAATTCTTTGTAAGTCAAAGAACAACGGCATTAATAAGAATGTAATAGCAGGTGAATAAGCACCAAATCCAAAGCTATTAAGTAATCCTTCGTAGCTATATCCTATACCAACATATGGATCAAAGTATCTCATAGCAGCAGGAGGTGCTTCGAAGAATATTCTTTTTACTTCAATATAATCATTAGGACCAATCGATGCTGATTGTTGTGCCCATAAATTTAAATCATATGATTGTGTAAGGGCATGTAATCTAATAGCACCACTATACCATGTTACATTACCACCAACACCAGCTTCTTCACCATAGTTTTCAGATATACGAACAACACCACCAAGTGAAGGAGACATTAGTAACTGGTTGTATGGTCCTGAACCAGTTGGGTTTCCTTCCATAGAGAGCATGTTCTCTCTAATTTGGAATTGGTATACTTCATTGCCATAAACAGTAACAGCTTCTTCAAAAGCAGTATATATTTGTACTGGTTGTAATTCAACAACTTCAATAGGCCATCCTAAACGTTGTGTAACAAATGTAACAACTTTGTCAGCATCTACTTGGAATTGGTATTGGTAATCGTAAAATCCAAAGGCAGTATCCCCAGGAAAAAACGAAGAACTACCAGCATATACAGGAATATCAGCCATTTAATTGCGTTTTCGTATAAATATTGAAATAGCTGTGAATTACTTAAACTATTTTTTATCTATATCGTTAAGCAACTTTGGTATATCAAACATTTCATTCACATCTATGTAAGGACATTCATGTAAAATACCGTCAAAAGCATAATCAAATAAATAAGAATCGACTAACTTTGTACCACCTTTTGGAGGATTAGCAACAATATTGTTATGAATTTTATACCCAAATACATTAGGTGAAGTACCTATCCACAATACAGTTGATGGTATTTTAAATGATGCGGCAGCGTGTTGAAGACATGAATCAATTAATATACGTTTTTGTGACTCTACTAAAATAGCAAACAATTCCATATTAGTCATAGGCTGGTCTATAATTTCAGCACCAGGTATTTTTTGTGAATCTGGTCTAGTTATTTGAAATATGTGATAATCTTTTGAGTATTTATTGAATATTTCTAAAGATATATCAAAAGGAATATCTCTACACCAACTATACCCATATTTTTGACCATTTAAAGGACCACCATTTGTTTGTAATACCATTGTTGGTTTATTACGTCGCCATAAACCAATAGTTCCTTTTTGAACCATATTTACATAAACTTGTGGTTGCTGTTCTGTATATGGTATGTTTAAAAGATCACACCAATTTTCTATTAAATGTTTCTTTTTAGTAATGTGACCTGTTTGATGATAAGGTTCATGTTTAAATATAATTACATCTTTATTATAAATGTAATTATCATAAAAATAAGGTCTATTTGATATATGATATACTCTATCAGCAAATGGATTATTTAAAAATACTTCTGGATAGGAAACTACCAAAATAATTTTACGATCAGGATATGTTTCTTTTACATCTTTACATAATGCAGTAGCAGCAATATTTTTACCTAGCCCTCCCTCAATGTGCCAAATCAAATATTTTTCACTTGAAGGTAATACAGCTGGTGTAGGCTGTATGATTGATTTTGATTTTGGAGTATAGGTTGCAGACATTATTTATTGTTTTTTAAATAATAATTCCGTTAGACTTCTTTCATCTCCAAATCCTATTATGGGAACAACATTAAAAGCTAAACTATGTCGAGGCAATTCAGCTTTATTTACAGGTACATTATGCACTAAATAAGAAGGAAATAATACCAATAAACCTGGTGTAATATTCATTGTAAATTTAGGTGAAGAATATCTTGAATATTCTATTTTTTCTTTAATTTTAGGTTGAATATAAGAAGCATTTACACCCATTATACTTTTATGAAATTCTATACCTGGTGTATTTTCAATTACAGATCCATAATAAAATACTCCTGAAATTAAACTATTAGGATGTGTATGCATTACATGTTGTTGTCCAGGCATTTTTATTGATATCCATGATTGACTAAATTTGTACTTATCATAATCAAATCCAATAACATCAGCATATGCTTTTACATTTTCTAAAATAAAATTTCTTATATCATAACATTCAGATTTATCTAAAATATAACTATCTTTAGATCTAAATCCGTAATTAGCCTGATCAGCATCATCTGTAACTACCTCTTGTTTATCAAAAAAAGCAATAACAGGTGATAATTCATCAGGTATTTCTACTGTATAAACAGGTATTGGGAATATGTCTATTATTTTACTATTAACTTGCATAACGTCCAAATATAATTTCTGAAATAGTTTCTTGGTCTCCAAGTGTGCCTTTAGTTAAGGCATTAACACCTAGTGCTTTTCTAACTTTATTTGTTTTATTAGGCGGCACACCATGTGTAACATATGAGGGGAATATAATGAAATCATTTTGTTGAGGCATAAAATAAACTTCCTCTTGAGAATAAACATATTCTTGATAATCTGGTAATAGTGATGGTTCTATATAAGTTCTATGTTGAGATCCAACTACTTTACTAAAACAAAGAGCAGCATCTCCTGGTTCAAAATCATAATAAAACACCCCAGCAAGCAATGTATTTGGGTGTGTATGTGCTTTGTGAAATTGACCCGGCATTTTATATGTAAGCCATGATTGAGCAAACTCGAGATCTTTATAATTATATCTCATAATTTCAGTTGCAAATTTTTTAAAATGTAACATAAAAAAATCTGCTAAAGGTTTACATATAGGATTATCTATAATGTAGCTGTTTTTTGAGATCCAACCATATGGGCTATTTCGCCCATCATTCATTTCACAACTATCGAAATACTTTACTATTTCAGTAGTATCCCCTTCGTATGTTGATACGTAAAGAGGAGTTGGAAATAAACTAAAAACTTTTGATTTTTCCATAATAGAGTTATTTATGAAAGCTTTCTATGTAATCTAAATGATGTTGTGTACGAGGTAAAAATTCTGATAGTTTAGGGGGTTTTATATGTTTTGGTAATGGGGTGGAAAATTGTATATCTCTAGCAGCAAGTGTTTGTGCTAGCATCATAATATCACATTCATTAGAATATTCATTTAAATCTTTAATTGCTAATGTCCAATCTTCAAATTTAACTTCTTTTTGATCAACCCAAAACGAAGTATCTAATCTATGACAAGTTTTATATTGATTTAAAATAAAAGTAGTCCAAAATTTATAATTTCTTTTAATACTTTGGTTAGCATTAACAAGAGTACGAATATAACTTTTATCATATTGCATACTTTTGTTTTTTAAAGATAAATGATATTTATTCAATATTTTTTCTAATATTTCAATGCATGTATTAGTAAGGGCTAATCCAGGAGCATCTAAAGGCTCTAAAAACCCATTAGCCATTCCAATTGAACAGCTATTAATTTTAAATGTTTGTTTATTTACTCTAGGTCTAAAATCAACTACATTTGGAATAATTGATTTATCACCAATATCTGTAATAAATTCATTTATAGCTTCATCTACACTAATATGATTATCTGAAAATGCATATCCTGTTCCTATTCTTTCCCATGTTGGTGTAATCCATCTCCACCCATGTTTCATAGTTTTAGCTACAGTGTAAGGATGGAATTGTTCTCTTTTATTAGTGTAATAAAGGGGATAAACAACCGCTTTAGTTGTTAATAAAGTATTTCCTAAACTTTCATACTGTTCATTGAATACATTTTTTGTTTTTAAGTTTTGTCCTGTAGTGTTTATGAAATAATCTGCTTTTATTTCTTTTTTACTTTCTAATATTATACTTGAAATATAATCATAGTCCTCAAAGTTAACATGTTCAACAGTATCTGATATAAATTCTACTTTTGGGTTTGTAAGGGCTTGTTTTTTTAAAAATTCTATATAACATGCGGCATCAAAATGAAAAGCATTAGGATGTTCAATGTTTATAGCTTCTTTAATACTATCAGGAAATACATTATTTTTACCTACTGCTTCTTCCCATATTAATGATCCGTAAATATCATGTATAAATGTTTCTGGGTCTTTATTGCCTAGTAATAATGCATATTCTATTAAAGATAATCCTGATCTTTCTAGTGGTGCATTTGATTTAAAAAAGTGAATCCAGTCTTTTTTACTCCAATTTTTATAGTAAACTCCATATTTTACTGCCGCATGGGATTCTTTTATAAAATCTGCATGGTCAATTTTAAACATAGAATGTACTTTTGGTAATGATAATGTAGTAGATTCTCCTACTCCAATATGTGGAATTTTAGGAGAACCTACTACTGTAATTTTTTCTACAAAAGCAAGTTCTTTATAGTAGTTTACAACTAACCAACTACTAGTTCCAGAACCTACTATACAAATGTGCATAAATTTTACTTTTTAAAGCCTAGTTTTTCCCAAATAATTTTAAAAGGACAAACTCCGGTTAATGCAGCTAATGGTAGAAGCGTTGGTGGAAGCCAAAGCACCCAACTAACATTTTCAAAACCAGTAAGCCAGTTGCCAATAAAAACAACTAATCCAATTGATAAAAATGTCATTCTTGCTGATGGAGAAGCATCTCCAAGATTAAATAATTTCATAAATTAAATTTTAGATTGTGGTACAATATTAAAAGCTATTGAAATACGTTCTTTATGTGATTCATTTCTTTCTACACTATGTTTAATCCAACTAGGAAATAAATAGAATGTTGATTCTTTAGGTGGTTTGGCAAAACTTAAAGCATTAGACATTGTTAGTTCTCGCTGTATATCTCCAGTTAGGAAAAATTCAGCATTATCTCCTCTATGAAATACAATATCTCCCATATTATCATCTGGTACACTTACATAGTATACTCCTGATAGTATGCTTTTTTGATGGTCATGGGCTATATTATAATCATGATATCCATTGATATTAATCCAAAAATTGCCTACTATTAAGTCTTTCATTCCTGTGTGGCGAGAACAAATATCATTTGAAAAAATACTAATATCATTAAATAATGTTTCAAGTGAAGGAGCAAGTGGAAGCAATAATTCATTACTATGCCATCCACCTCTATTCGAAATAGTAATACCAGGTAATTTTTCTTTAGTTTGTAAGCAGTAGTCTTTTATTTCTTCATTATCTATCCCAATAACAGGGCACTCCCAGATTGGAGTTGCAAACCATAATTGTTCATATATTTTAAATTCCATAATTTTATATTATCTAAAGGGACGACCTCCTGTCCAAAAAACCAAACATTTACGTTGGCCTCTTGTTATTGGTTTTACTCTATGCATTAAAAAAGAAGGAAATACAATTACGTCACCTTTTTCTCTTGGTACAACTATTGGTTCCTTTCCACCAAACCATATTTCAAACTCACCTCCATCATATTCTGATGGGTCTGATAGTTGTACAGTCATGGCAAGTTTTCTCCTATTGACTCCATATGCTCCTATATCCATATGCCAATCAAGATGCCCTCCATCTTCTGGGTATATTACATAGTGTATTGGGTCTGTTACTATATCAATGTCAAAATGAAATAGTTTTTCATTAGCTTGTAATGCTAGTGGAAATAATAATTCATATAACCATTTAGAATGAGGAGCTGTGTTAATATAAGCAATATCTCTATTGTTTGTTTCATAAGAATCAGTATCAGTACCTAATTCAACTGCACCTGTTCTACCTTTAGAAAAAGTATAATGAGTAAAAACCATCTTTTCCAATTCAGTAATCATTTTATCATTAAAAACCTTTTTATAATAATAAAAATCATACCAATTAGATTTGGGTGTAAAATGATTATAAGGAACTAATGAAAACATAATTAATCATTTTTTATATGAGTAAACCAACCAGTTAAAATATATTTAGTCTCAGTAGGTGAAGGAACTCCGCGATGTAAGTAGGTCCAATCTGATGGCCATATAATCAATTTTCCTTCTTCGGCTAGCTCAAAATGGTGTTGATAAAAAAATTCAGTTTCACCTTGATCCATTACTGTGTTTAGATATACCATCCAAACTAATAACCTATTAGTATATTTTAAACTTGCTCTTTCGCAATGCCAGTCATAAAATCCTTCACCAGGTTCATATTTTTGAATATTAAATAAAGGAGATATTTCAAAAGGATCTAATTTACTAAAAGCTAATGAATTTCTATTATAATAATCTACTTGTCCTTTTTCTAGTACAGGAATTAATTGTTTTAAAAGAGGACCCCAAATTTCATGTTGTAAATAAGTAGGATTAAAGGTTATATCCGTTGATTTTTTTCCACCAGCCGAAAAAATTCCATTATTTCCATATAATACTCCTGGTCTTTTTTCATTTGACGCTTCAAAAGCATCTATAAAAGCTTTACATAGTTCGGAAGACAAAACGTTTTTTCTTCTATATAAAAACATAACTTATTGTTGTTGTGATTGTTGATCTATTTGTAGTTGTTTAAGTTGACTAAAAGTTAATATTTTGTTATCTTCAGTTTTTAATTTTTGAAGAGTTTGATGAAGTCCTACAGCATTGATTACCTCACTTGGTTCACTATCTGGTTTAAGAGTTTTAATTCTATTTTCAAATCGTATTCCATAACTTTCAGCTTGGTGTGTATTCACATTTTGATCATCAAACGAGCCATCATTTAATTCAGATTTAATTTTAGACCAAGTTTGAATTTCACGAACACGATCGTGAGCAACTTGTTCCATACAGGCTTTATTATACAAATTCTGGTCAAGTTCAATCTGTGCCTCTAAAATATCTAATTGATCACCTTTTAATTCAACTTCTTTCATTCTGCGCTCAAGTCTTAAGCGTTCAACATCAGCTTTTCTCATATCAAAAGATAAATTCATCAATGCATCAAAATGAGCTGCCATTTCTCTAACGGATTGCCAATATTTAGCTGCTATAGTAGGATATTTCATGTCGTTTAAAACAGAAACTCTCATTTCTGTTTCAGTACGAAATATTTGTTTTTTATTCCAATTATCTGCTAATTCTTCTTTAAGGCGAAGTACCTCTGTTGCATCCTGTGGTTTAAGAACAGCAAGAATATTTTTTAAATCATCAGTAACTGTTAAATCTTGTTGTTGATTAGTTTCAGACATAACTTTTAAAGTTTATTTAATTTAATATACAAAACAATTTTCAAATTTCCAAATTTTTTATGGAAGAATGATATAAGTGGGTACAGGTCCACATAATCCTGGTTGAGATCCAGAAATACAATTTTGGTATGCTATTATGCTTTCATCTATAGCAGCATCACAAATAATTTGTGCTTCAACTTTAGTTTTTGATATTGCTCCTACTCTATCTGCCCAAATTTGGTTATTTTCAGTTATATAAAGCGGCCCAGGAAATTCTTCTATATATGATCTTTCATTGTCTTCATGAGTAATAAACCCATATCCTGTGTTTACTGCTGTGTAATATTCCATTTTTATAATTTTTTATAAATATTTAGTCTATTATAATGTAATATGTTTTTGATATTGGGGATGGGGTTGGAGTTATAGATGGTGTAACTGTAGTAGTTGGTGTTACTGTTACTGTTGGAGTAAGTGTAACAGTTGGTGTTAATGTTCTTGTAGGTGTAATACTTGGTGTTACAGTTACAGTAGGAGTAACCGTCACACTTGGTGTAATTGTTCTAGTTGGTGTAATAGATGGTGTTACAGTTACACTTGGTGTTACAGTAATAGATGGAGTAACAGTTACTGTTGGAGTTATACTAGGAGTAACTGTAACTGATGGAGTAATTGTTACTGATGGTGTAATTGACGGCGTAACTGTTACAGATGGGGTTACTGTAATTGATGGCGTTACTGTTTGTGTTGGTGTGATTGATGGTGTAACTGTTACACTAGGAGTTATAGTAACTGTTGGTGTAATAGTTACAGAAGGAGTTACAGTAACTGATGGGGTAACAGTTGTAGTAGGCGTAATTGATGGTGTTACTGTTACAGACGGAGTTACTGTTACTGATGGAGTAATAGATGGTGTTGCTGTTATTGAAGGAGTAACTGTAACAGTTGGTGTTACGGTTACAGATGGTGTTATTGTTCTAGTTGGTGTAATTGATGGAGTTACTGTTAATGAAGGTGTAACGGTTACTGTTACAGAAGGAGTTATACTAGGAGTAACTGTAACTGAAGGAGTAACAGTTGCTGTAACAGATGGAGTTACGGTTACTGAAGGGGTAACTGAAGGTGTTACAGTTGGAGTAACAGATGGAGTTACAGTTACAGACGGAGTAACAGTTACACTAGGTGTTACAGTTGCAGTAGGTGTTACAGTTTGAGATGGTGTTACTGTAGTTGTTGGAGTAATAGATGGAGTAATGGTTACACTTGGTGTTATCGTTCTTGTAGGTGTAATTGTTACTGAAGGAGTAATTGTAACTGTTGGGGTTATAGAAGGCGTTATAGTAACTGAAGGTGTTACAGTTGTAGTAGGTGTAATTGTTACACTAGGTGTTACAGTAGCCGTTGGAGTAATACTTGGAGTTACAGTTACAGATGGAGTAACAGTAACAGACGGTGTTACTGTATTTGTAGGAGTAATACTAGGTGTTGAAGTAATACTTGGAGTAATTGTTACAGATGGAGTAACAGTTGCTGTTGGAGTAATTGTTGGTGTTGCAGTAATTGAAGGGGTAATTGTTCTTGTTGGAGTAATACTTGGTGTTACTGTTACTGAAGGTGTTACTGTTACTGTTACAGACGGTGTAATTGAAGGAGTAACGGTTACAGACGGTGTTATAGTTGTAGTAACACTAGGTGTTACAGTCACACTCGGAGTTACAGTTACTGTTACAGAAGGAGTAATACTAGGTGTTATTGTTACACTTGGAGTAATTGTACTTGTAGGTGTAATAGAAGGAGTAGCAGTAATTGTTGGAGATGGAGTAATTGTTACTGATGGGGTAATTGTAGCTGTAGGAGTAATACTTGGAGTAGCAGTTATTGATGGTGTTACAGTTACTGATGGGGTGATTGTTACAGATGGTGTTACAGTTACTGATGGAGTGATTGTAGCTGTAACTGAAGGGGTTACTGTTACAGATGGTGTGATTGTTACAGATGGGGTAATTGTTCTAGTTGGTGTAATTGAAGGCGTTATAGTAACACTAGGTGTTACAGTAACAGTTGGAGTTATAGTTACACTAGGAGTTACAGTTGCAGTAACTGAAGGAGTAACTGTTACACTAGGAGTTACTGTTACACTTGGAGTAATAGTTCTTGTAGGAGTGATACTTGGAGTTACAGTTACACTTGGTGTTATAGTAACAGACGGAGTAATTGTAGAAGTAGGTGTTATACTTGGTGTTACAGTAACAGACGGAGTAACTGTACTTGTAGGTGTAATACTAGGGGTTGGAGTAATTGAAGGTGTAGAAGTAATTGATGGAGTAATTGTTCGTGTTGGAGTAATAGAAGGAGTAGGTGTAATACTTGGTGTTGCAGTAATACTAGGGGTTGGAGTAATTGAAGGTGTAGTTGTTCTAGTTGGTGACGGAGTAATAGTAGCGGTTGGAGTAATACTTGGTGTTGCAGTGATACTTGGAGTTGGAGTAATACTTGGAGTAGCAGTCTGTGTTGGTGTAACTGAAGGTGTTGCAGTTATAGATGGTGTTGGAGTAATTGATGGTGTAGAAGTTATAGAAGGAGTAACAGTTGGAGTTGGAGTATTTGTTGGTGTAGCACTAGGTGTAGCAGATGGAGTCCTTGATGGGCTAGGTGTAGGAGAAGAACTAATCAACATTCTCAAACAGTTAACCTTTGTTGATCCCCAAGTCCATGTATATGTTCCAGCTTGTATACCTAACCCAGCAATTGTTGTACTATTATAAGTTGCAGTTGCACTAGTAGGAGTATTGCTAGTATATGTTGTAGGAAGAAAAAGTGATTGCCCATTTGGGCCACATAAAATACCAGCTGTAGTACCTGTAGCAGATGATGCACCAGCATTTGAATTTCCAAAACTATTTACAGGAGTTAATGTTGAAGCCCAATAAAGATTTCCTGGAAATTCTCCTGGGCCAATCACCCACTGACCTGAAATTGAACTATATCCTGGGCCTGTTGAAGTATTTGAAACACAAGATAATTCAGTTATATTAAAGTTACCAGTACCTGACCAAACAACATTACCACCAACTTCTTCAATTGTTACTGTGTATACAGAAGCAGGTAAACTTGAAGGAGTAATAGTTCTAGTTGGTGTAATAGTTGGTGTAACAGTTATACTAGGTGTAGGTGTTACACTAGGTGTTTGAGTTCTAGTTGGGGTTGGGGTTAAGGTAGGTGTTGGTGATGGTGTTGGTGATGCTGCTGCTGCTGAATATTCTTCTGTATTGTTTAACCTAATTCCAGGGGCTCTAAGTCCTCCTGCTGCGAATGTACAGGTTGATGTAGCACATTCACTTCCTCCCCCTGGAAGATATCTAGGTTGAATCATAGCAGGACCGGATGACCAGCTAGTACCATTATATGTTTCTGTAAATGCAAAGAACTGGCTACCTCCAGCAATTGTACCTGAAAAAGCTACAGCACTATTTTGTGTACCAGAAGCGGCACCAGCCATTCTACTATTAATTAAAGCTCCTCCTGATGCCCACGAAGTACCATCGTATTCTTCAGTATTTCCTACTGCTACGCTGGTTTGTCCTCCTGTTCCTAAAGCTGAGTTTTGAGATCCTGCTGCTCCTAAAAATTGTTGTCTACCTGTAATTAATGCTCCACCTGCTGACCACGAAGTACCATTGTATTCTTCTGTACATGTTACGTTAGCTGGTGTTTGGCCTCCAAAGTATAAAGCTAAATTTTGCTGGCCAGTAGTTCCTCCAGCAACGTGAGCAGATATAATAGCTCCACCAGCTGTCCATACGTTAGAAATTCCATCATATTCTTCTGTGCATGTGAAAAATGGAGAAAAAGGAGCAGGCCAACCACTAACACCAAGAGCCGAATTTTGAGTACCAGTAACTCCTATATATTGTCTAGCGGTAATTAAATTTCCTCCTGATGACCAGGAAGTTCCATTATATTCTTCTGTAACGTTTGTAACAAAAGACCCTCCTGTTGATCCACCAACAGCTAAACCAGCATTTTGTGTACCTGCTCCCCCTAAACTTTGCCTAGTTGTAATTAGATTACCACCTGTAGACCATGACATGCTTTTTTTATTTTATCTGTTTACAACTTTATTGATAATTAAAACTTGTTTGTATAGTAATTTCTTTTGGAGTACCTGTAAGGCTTATAAGTCTAAAAGCAAGTATATCACCAACAGCAAAGTTTTGATTTTGTAAAGTTGAACTTGATACCCAAGTATCGAGAGAATTGTTTGTAAGATCACTTGCAAGTAATGCATTTCCATTTTTTAATGCATTTACAGCTACAGACGAACCTGAATCTTGGTACATTAACACCATACTAGCTGTACAAGCTACATTACATCTCCATATTTGAAAGGTTCCAATATCATTAGATGAAATATTACTATTATTAATCATCGCAAATGATTTTGAAAAACCACCTGCAACAGATGTAGCTACAGAAGCTGTACTAGCAAATGAAGACGTTGCAGCAAACGAAGCGGTAGCTACATAAGAGGCAGTTGTTGCATTTCCTTCTAAAGATCCTGTAAAGCCTCCTGTACTGGTTACACTGCCACTAAAAATAGTAGGGCCAATATTTGTAAAAGTATTACTTCCACTTACTGTTAAGCTTCCACTAATAAATACAGATCCTGAAATTGTTAAATCCTGTGTTAAAGTGTTTATGTATGAAGAAGTTAAAGCATTAATAGCCCAACTAGCTGTCCCAAATAATGAACTAGTTACTCTATTAATATTTAAACTACCAACTGAAACAATAGATCCACTTGTGAAAATTGAACCTGTAAAAGTTAAAACATCAGCATTAGCTGAAAATAATGTTATACCTGTGTCTCCTACAAGATTGGTTGATCCAGTAACTGTTAAAGAACCAGATATTTTTACTGCTTGATAAAGTGGATCAACATACGATGCTGTAGAAGAAAATGAAGCACTTAAAGCTTGTGTTGCGTATGAAGCAGATACTGCATTTAATACATAAGATGCTGTAGTAGCATTTGCTGCTTGTGTAGCAAATGATGCACTTAATGCTTGAGTAGCATAAGATGCAGTTCCAAATAGTGAACCTGTAAATGAACCATTAAAGTCACCATTGAATGATCCTGTGTTGCTTAAGAATTGGTCTACTCTATTTGCTGTTGCAATAACTGAAGGTATACCTGGATGTGCACTTGATGATGCTTCAGCAAACAATCTCATACCCGTATCAGCTGATGACCATATAATTTGGTAATAATCATTGGTTGCTGATTGAACAAACCAGTTCCAAGCTGCTACTACTTTAGTATTATTATTTATTAAAGTTATTTTTGTTGCAGTATCAATAAGATCAATACCATTTTTTCTAATCCAAATATCAATTTCATCTGTACCACTATCTGTTTTATCTACTTGTGCTGAGAATTGAATATTGTAAACACCAGCATTTTCTGTTTTAATGTAGGTATTAAAAGGATTTGTTGAACCACTTATTGAAACGCCATTTGTAATAGCAGTTTCATTAAATGACATTGAGCGTGCTACATTAGCTACTGGATTTGTTTGTGTAGTAGTGTCATAGAAACTACCATATGAGCCTGTTGCTGTATTAAAATTGCCTGAGCCTGTTCCTGTTGAAGAAATAGTAACTTGGCCTTTACCACTTAATGGTGATATTGTGATATTTGGTCCTGCTAATATTTGTGTTACGCCGCCGTTATCAGCAAACGATGCATATGATGCTGTTAAAGCAAATGATGAACTTATAACACTATTTGATCCAAAAGGACCAAATACATTAGAGGCGGTTATGAATGATGATGTTAATGCTTGTGAAGCACTAATAGAATAAGATGCAGTTCCAAACAATGATCCTGTAACACCATTAGTTACATTTAATGAATTTAAAGCAGCGTCTGAGCCGCTTACAATGACTTTTTTCCAATTCGGCATAGTAATATTGTTTTTATATTGCGGTTAGATACATACACTTATGCCGTGTATATGCCTACTTCCCTAGAGGGCCAGCAATATTCTACAATAAATATGCTAAATTATTTTTTGGATTGTTGTTTTTCTTTATCAATAGCCATTGCATTTGCAAGCTCTTGCATTTTCCTATCTTCTTGAATTTTTTGAATTTGTCCAATTTCATCTTCAAGTTTTGTTTGCAAGTCTGATAAAAATTTTGCATCTTTTCCTGTAATACTAACCATGTCTGATGCTTGACGAAGAAAAACCAATTCTGTTAATGTTAAATCAACGGAAAATAAATTCATAACTTAATTATTGTTTTGCTTTTGTATACTGTGTTTGTAGTTTTAATGTTGTATTAAAAACAACTTCTAAAGATTCACCCTTAAACGTTGATTGTTTAATAAGTAAAAGCAAGAACTCCAGTTCCTGAGCATTTAATTGTTCAGGAGCTGGAGTTACTATGTTTTGAGGCTGTGCGCCTTTTGGTTGGTTAATTTTATCTAAAATTCCCATAACTATTTTTAAAAACTTATTAAGAATAAATCCAAATATTCTGATCATTTCCTATAAAGATATTACCTTTTGCTTGATATCTTGCTGCGATAGCTGTTGGATCACTTCCAGCACCACCATCAATAGCAGCAGCCACGAAAGCATCAGGAGTAAATGAACTACTTGAACCATTGAAGGAACCGGTAAAGCCCCATCTTGTAGCACCACTATCAAATGCAAATAATTCACCTACATCTTGAGTACCTTGTTGAACTATAAGACCACCATCGCCTGTTGTATTAGAACCAGAAGCTAAAAGGATAAATCTATCCGCTACTTCTAAGTTTTGAGTATTTTGGAATGAAGCGGTACCTAATACTGTTAAGTTATTACTAACAATTAAGTTGTTACCAATAGTAACATTATTTGGTAAGCCAATAGTTACTGTTTGAGCAGAAACTGAAGTTTCAATTTCATTGTTAGTACCAGTAATTGTTAAACCTTGGTTTAATAAATTAACTGAACCACTTGAACCGTTTGAACCAGTTACAGCTAAAGTTGTAACTAAACCAGTTAATTGAGAACCATCACCAATAAATGAACCAGTGAAAGAACCAGTTAATACAGATGAAGCACCTGTTAATTGAATTGAAGTAGCACCTGTAAGTGTAGTACCGTTATCTGTTAAACTTGAATTTACAAACTTACCATCTGCAGAGTTCCATTTTGTAATGGCATCATTACTTAATTGAGCAGCACCACTAACAGCTATTGTTTGGAAAGAAGAACCATTATAATCAAATGGTACGATACCTGTACTTTGTGATAAGTGGTTTAATAATACAGAGGCAGAAACACCTGTTAAACCACTACCATCACCAATAAATGAACCGGTAAAAGAACCAGTCATTACTACGTTAGTAGCACCAGTTGTAGCTAAGATATTGCCTGTACCGTTAATAGCGGTTACAGATAAGTTACCAGCGGTTCCACCACCAATAACTACTGATCCTGATGTTAAATTGTCTACTTGTAAAGCGGCTAAATTTGCACTACTACCAGAGACAACGACTTTTTTCCAAGTTGCCATGTTATTTTAATTTTTTTGTTGTTTTTGTGTTTTGTGATAATAAATATTAAACTATTCTAACCCCACATAAAAAGAAGACGAAGTAAACCATATACTTCCTGCTTCTATTGAACCTGTTGGATTGAATGATTGAGTTGCAAATCTTACAACACTTTCAGTTATTAATAGTTGTGTTGAAGCGGTAGCTGCATTTGTAGAGCCATCAGAAACAATTACACGACCTGGAGCAGCATTATTTATTGCATCAAAACCAGCACCTGGAGAACCTACAGGTATAAATGCAAATTGATCTCCATCATTTGGATCAGGTCCTGAAGAAGCAATTTGTGTTACTGCGTATGCTTCATATCCTGTTTGATAAGGAATAGTTGATGTTACTTGTAAAATTTTATATGTTGAAGGACTACTTAAACTTACGAGTTTAATTATAGTACCTGCGCCTAATGAATCTAAATAACTTGAAAATAAAACATTAGGATCATAAGCAAAGTCATCAAACGCAGCAACAGTAGGAGCTAAAGGCCAAGAATTATTTAATTTAAAATATCCATTTCCTGGGTCTATGTTTGTGGTAAAGCTTGATGTGTATCTCCAAATAGCTAAATATCCACCTGTTTGAGCTTCAAATGAAACACCATTTACAGATAAAGAACCTGTTATATTAACACTACCTGTAAAGGCATGTTGGTTTGTTAGTAAATGTCCTGCTGTAAAATTATTTCTTACAATTGTAGAACCAGATATTGTAGTATTTGTATTTACAACAAATCCATTAGTTGGAGAAATAGAGGCAGTAGCACTACCACTTGATATTTGAGATAAATTTAATCCAACTATACTTGAGGCAGGAATATTAATTAATTGACTTCCGTCACCAGCAAATGATCCTGAAAAATATCCAACACCACTTCCTGAAATAGAACCTGTAATTGCTCCAACAACCCATAAATCATTAAGTATTTTTAATGAGCCTGTTAAAGCATGTTGGTTATTACTTCTTAAAATTAATTTGGTATAAGTGTCAACATTATCTCCACCAACAAAAAACCCTACATGGGACACATAACCAGGTCCATTTGAAGAAGCATTACCAATATGAAGATTAGATCCTATATTAAATAAGTAACCATCATTTGGACCTCCAAGAAAACCAGTATAGGTACTACTATTGATACCCATATTAATATAGTTATCAAATTCATCCCCATTATTTGCTGTAGCTACTATATCTGTAGAAGCATTATTTCCAGCACTTTCATTTCTAACATTAATTTGAGAATAATTATTTACATTACTTTCAAATGTAGCTACATTAATTGATGATGTATTTGGTTGGAATACAAATAGTGCTTCTGGATTAAGACCAGTACCAAATTCTCTGTTAATAACAATACTAGTATCTAACCACTGACGAGCAGCACTTGAAGACATACTATTTTCTGAATCAAAAAATGGTATGTGACTTGTAGCAAATTGAATATTGCTTTGAAAACTAGAAGTTCCTGCATCTTCAGCATACGATGCTGTTGCTCCTGGATTAAAATTAAGGGCATAAGAAGCTGTAACTGCATTTTCTGCATTATCAGCAAATGAAGCTGTTCCAAATAATGAACCTGTAAAACTACTATTACCTCCTGCTATAAAACTGCCAGAAATTAAAGTTAAATTTCCTGAAAATATATTTACACTACCTGAAAATATAGCAGGACCAACATTTGTAAAAGTATTAGATCCACTTATAAGAACACTTCCTGATACTGTTACACTACCAGATATTACTTGATTACCTTTAAATACATTTGATCCTGTAGTAGCAAAAGAACCAGTATCTCCCATTGAACCTGATGGACCAGGAGGACCTTGTGGTCCTGGTGTTGATACCTCAATTATATATGAATTTTGAGGATCAATTGATACTATATTGTAGGGGCTAACAACGTTACAGCTCATTTTATACTTCGGTTACTTCTTGACTTAATTTAACATTACCTTCTAGTATTCTATTTACATAAGGGCAGGGACCACTTCCTGAAATTATATCCAAGTCGTAAACGGCTTGATTAAATGTAAATTGGGAAGAAGTACATGAAGCAATATATATAGTAATTGCTCCTGATACAGCATTAGACATATTTAACCCTGTTCCATCTCCGTTTAAACTACTACTTAATGTAATAATTACATTAGGAGAACCAACGTATGGTCTAATTTGCATTTTTGCGCCATAATTTTGCAAATTTATTGGGGTTCCGTTTGAATCTTTGTAAACTATTGTGTAGTTAACCGTAGATCCCTGTTCTATAGTAAATGAGTACCTTCCTGCTGCCATAATATATTAGAAATTACTGGCTATAAATATTGTTTTGTTTGCTATTTACCGTATTCGTACTCAAGTATTTTCCCGACTAGATCCGATCTATGGTTTTCTTTCAATTTAATCCATTTAATTTCATCAATTTTTTTAGATAATTCAATAACATATGAAAGTCCGTTTAATTCCCCAGTATGTATTTTTACATCGGTTTGCTCGTTATCACCGTTAATGACGATTTTACCGGTTTTTCCTAAACGAGTTAATATAGCTAACATTTCACCCTTAGTAAGATTTTGTGCTTCTTCTACTATCAAGATATCATCAATTGTTTTACCTCTTATGAATTGTACAGGTAATGCTTTAACTTTACCTTCAGTAATTAAATCAGATACTTCATTTTTATTAGTACAACACTTATTAAGATTTTCAACAAGTGCTTCCATATAAGGATCAAATTTACCATTAATATCTCCAGGTAAAAATCCTAAACTTTTACCTACTTCAATAGCTGCTCTTGTATTGTAAATACAGCTAATTTGTTTTTTTTTAAGAAAATCTAATGCTGCTTGAGCACATACTAAACTTTTACCACTACCTGCTCTTCCTGTTATAACTACTACTTGGTTTTCTACTATTAATCTTTTTGCTTCTTTTTGCTCTTCATTTAATTGAATAGCATTAATTAGTTTAATGTCGTTTTTTCTCTCACGATTTGGTTCACGCATATAACACTGTTTGATATAAATATGAAAAAAAAAGAGTCGAGCTTGCGCTCGACCCTTTTATTATTCTAACAGGTTAGATTATTATAAACCTAAGGTATTTAAACCGTTTACAAACACCTTACCATAGAATTCTGGACGTACCATCTTCTTAGCGTAACGAGTCATGATACCTTTTCTTGGAGTGAAGGTATTTGGATCGTACACTAATGGAGTCATTAATAATGGTACATAAGGAGCGTAAACAGCACCTGATTCAAGGAACTGAGCACCTTTGTAACCCATTAAGATTACGTTGTCGCTGAAATATGGGTTAACGTATACTTTGTAACGAGAGTTCAAAGTACCGATTTTCTGACTTCCAAAGTTAAATACTTTCTCAAGATCAGCACCAGCATCAGAAGCATATCCTGGGATAGACTGCATGATAGTAGCTACTTGAGGAGAAGTAACTAAGAAATTAGCTGCACCACGAAGAGTCTTTTGTAAGATCTTGTTAGATACAGACTGAAGAACAGTACCTAAAGTACTAAACCAACCACCCTGAGTGTTATAAAAACCACCAGTAGTAGATGAAGTTTGACTGAATGCAGTACCATTCCAGAAGTTGTTATTGATAGCAGACCAGTAACCAATAGTAGCCGCTTCTTCAGTTAACATAGAAAGGATTTCTAAATCGATTTCCATTGCAATGTACTGAGATAAAAGACCTGTTAATTCAGCTTCAGCGTCGATGTTCTGATAAGCGTTAAGGTCTTGAGCTAATTCTGGTGTCCATTGAGCCTTTAACTTACGAGTTTTAGCAACGATAGCGTCAGACTTCAACTGAATGTTGATAGTTGGGATATCGATCTGTACAGGATCAGCGGCGTTTGGAATGGCGATACCAGTATTGTCAGCTTCGAAATCACCACGTAAAGCTGGGGTAGTTTGCTTGTTGTAGAATAATACTACATTACCACCATTTGGAGCAGCAGTTGTAACGAAAGTCAAACCAGAACCACTAGCATAAGTAGTAAACTGTTGTAATACAGAAGCTGGAGTTACACCAGAACCACTAGGAATCCAAGCTTGAACTGATAAGAAATCAGGTAAGCTTAATGCAGAAGCTAACTGAGCGTCAGTCATAGTAATAGTATACAACTGAGTTCCGAAGAAACGAGAATCGTAGTTGATGTATGGAGCTACAGAAGCAGAAGCAGCAGCAGCATAAGAAGCTGTTGTGTTAGCTACAGAAGCTGAAAATTGGTTCATAGAATAACCGTAACGACCTTGACCATAAAGACCACCTGTTGGATCTACGTTGGTAATATCGAAATCAGTACCTTGAACATCAGCTAATGAACCGTAAAGTGAAGTACCTTGTACGAAAGGAGTTTTGTTGTTACCGTACTCGAAGTCTAAGTAGAATACAAGACCAGAAGGCATAGCCATTGGCTGTACAGATACGAAGTCTTTTGCTACGATTTCAGCAAATACACGGCGAACGAGTGGTAAAGCAATACCAGCCCAGTTTTCACCAGTTCCACCTAACATAGAGTTAGTACCAGAAGTAATGTTAGTAGATTCAACTACTAATTGTTTAGCTTGGTTTTCGAGGATAACGGCCATGTTATTCTTTTCAATTTCATTGCCAAATCCTTCAAGAAGACCGCTTTTTTCCCATTTAGAGGCAACTTTAGCTGCTTCAGCTTGTTGGCTCTTCCATGGATTTGCGCTTTCTAAAAGCATGTTTAAATTTTCCATTTCTAGAGATTTTTGTTTTTTAAAATTATTTAATGTTTGCAAGTTTCTGCATACGAGCAATCCATTGGTTGCTCTCAACAATTTGTTGAGATTTTTCTGCAACACCAGCTGCTTTAGATGCAAATCCTAAAGATTCTTTGATTTGGGCTTTTTCAGCTTTAACTGCAAATGTTTCGTTTAATGATTCATAAACGAGTTTTGCTTCTTTAGCTGATTCAGCTTTATCAAAAGCTTGTACAACCTTAATTTTCTGAGACTCTGTTAAGTTTTTAGCTTTGAAGAGCTTATTAACGTAAAGTAATTTAGCGTTTAATAAGTTTACTTCTTGAAGTTCTTGACGAAGAGTTTGAATAGTAGAAATTGCTTCTTCAAGTTCAGCTTCAGCAATACCAGTAGTTTTACTTGCAACTACAGCACCACCTTTGCTTACAATACACTTTTGGAAAGCAGACATACGCTTGTCTGAAAGGAATCCCTGTTTTGGAACTTCTTTCGTAGCTTGTTCTCTACATGCTTTAACATCATCAGCAGTTAACTTCTTAGATGAAGTGCTGTATGAGCTAGCAACGGCAGAATCGTACTTGTCAGAAAGCCAGTTTGAAGCATCTTTAAAGAAATCTTTAAGACCTTCGTCTAAATTTTTCTTTTTGTAATCTTCAACACCTTCTTCTTCAGCAGTGTCTTTTTTGTCGCCACGCTTGTCAGCAGGTACATCGCCTTTGTTTCCACCATACTTTTTTCTCTCTTCAAGAGAATCTTCTTCACCTAATAACTCAGCTAGAATTTCTTCTAAATTAACTTCATCATCAGTTGTGTCAGGCAATTCAGCGTCTACATCAACGTCAGCATCAACGTCAACATCTTCGCCATCAGGCCCCATTTCTTGAGAAACTATGTCGCGGATTAGTTCCTCTAATTCATCCATAGAAAGTTCAGATACTTCTTTATCTTCCTCTTTTTCTTCTTCTTCATCAGATTCTTCGTCTTCAACGTCTTCTTCAGCTTCGATTTCTTCTTCTTCTTTAGCTTCTTTAAGATCGTCTTTTTTCTCAGACAATTCTTCATCTAATTCGGCAAGAATTTCATCAAGGTTGATTTCTTCGAGACTATTATCGTCATCGTCGAATTTTTCCATATCTGTCATTTCTTCCATTTTTTCTTTGGCCTCTTTAGCTTTAGCTTCTTCAACTGCATCTGCATCATCCATCATCTCTTCCATTGGCTTTTTTTCTTCGTCTTCATCCATAGCTTCTGCTAATTTAGCAGCAAACATAGATTGTAAACGTGGAGTAAAAGCCTCTTCGAGAGCAAGTTTGGCTTGAGCAAGAGCAGTTTCGCGTACAGCTTTAGCGTCAGCAATGGCCTCCTTTAAAAGGTCTTTTGTGTTCATTTTTCCTTAAATTTAAATTTCGGAAGTAAGCTTATTGTAGAAAAGCTTAATGGGGGTTAATTATTCGTGACGGAGCTATAAAATAGAGTGGGATAGCTCATTAGTCGTACATAAATATATGTAGAGATACAAAAACCACATCTTTGATGTGGTTCTTTTTATTTTTATCGTCCTTGTCCTCGGTATGCAGAAACCTTTTTATCTTTTGGGCCACGAGATTTAGCTGCTTTGCCTCCTTTACGTTTTCCAAATGTAACTTTTCTGGAATCACCTTTTGATGAACCTTTTGCCATGACTTTTAATTATTGTAAATTAACCAATTTATATTTTGTAGAATAAAGTAGATTTACTACGTTATCTATTTCATTTTGAATAAAACTATCAGATAAGTTTGGTGCTTGTCTTAAAGTGCACACAATAGAAATTAATTTTTCAAAATATTTTACAATATTTGATACATCACAATTGTTATCTAAACCAGCTACTGGTCTAAATTGGATTAAACCATATTTTCCTTGGTAGGATTCAACTAATCCATCAATTAAATCAACTATTTCATCATAATATTTGTTTAATGCTTTATGAGCAGAATAGGCACCCGGACCATTTACACCTAAGTGGAAAACGTGTGCTTGAGTTCTTGAATGCATTAAAATTGATGCTAATTCTTCCATTGTTGTGTTGTTTTAATAGCCAGGTAATTCACAAGTACAGAAACCAGCGCGATTGCAAAGAATTTCTGTTACAAGTTCGTTAACTTTGTCTAATTTATATTGTTGTTCTTTAGTATATTGATTGTATTGTTTAGATTCGCTAACAATTTCCATAAAAGCACCTTGTGTTGATGGAGTTGACACGAAATCCCAACAAAGTAATTCAAAATCTGGTTGTACTTCAACAGTTTCACCAATTTGTTTTACAGAGCCCATACCACGTGATGAAATACCTACAGTAATACCAGCAACTAATAATGCTTTTAAAATATTTCCTGAAGGTGTAGGTAAAATTTCAATTTTTCCCATTACATCATCACCATCCCACCATAAAGATTTGATATTATGGCATACATTTTTTAAGTTAATAATTGGAGATTCTGGATGGTCCAACTCTCCCAATGCTCTATTTTCTTTAATGTATGTGTCTTTGTATTTTTGTACTTCTCTTTCAAGAGTATCTTTAGGGTATACACGACCATTGCCGTTTTTTGCTTCAGCACGTTGTACTAAACCTTGAACAATAAGACGTCCACCGTTATTTTTAACGGATTCCTCCAATAAAGTTGGAGTAATATTAAAATTAGTAATACGTTCTATTAATAGCTCTTTCATTATTTAATATTATATCCTTGTTTTTTTAATTCAGCTACAGCACCATCAATAATAGCTTCAAATTGATCATCGCTATAACGATGTCCTATTTTATCTTGAAAATTATTTAATTCATCTTCTATGTCTTTGGCATTAAATTCTAAATTAAGATCATTAGATTCAATGTCATTAATTATAGCTTTTACAATCATGTCTATAACACCTGGTACAGATGGAGCTTCATCACTTTCATCTCCTTCTTCATATTCATTTATGAAATCATGAAGCATTTCTTTAATTTTATCTTTCAATTTGTTAGCAGATTCACCAGGAGCACTAGCACCTGCAGAGCGAAATTGGCCTAAAAAATCTTTAATTTTATCTTGTGCTTGAGGAGACATTTTTACACTAGTTCCAGGAACTAATGATGGAGATTTATCTTTTTTTTTGTCGTCTTCAGTTTCTTTTAATGGCTTTCCTAATACTAAAGCATCTAATTCAGAATAGTCACCAGTTGACATTCCTTTTTTTGCAGCAGATTTGATACTACTAGCACTACCCGCTTCAAATATAGGAGCTGTAAATAAAGCTACAGCTATATCTTGCTCAGAAACACCTAATGCTTTAGCAACATCAGAAAATGTAGTTTGGGGATTTTTCCCAAACATTTCGTTGTATTTGTCTTGAATTTGTTTAGGAGTAACGTTAGCTTCAGTTAAGTTTTTTTTTGACTCTTTAACGATACGAACTTTCTTCATCTCGTTTTTAGTGTCATTAGGTTTGATTGGTTCTAAACCATCAGGCCTATTTTTACTCTTAATTGGCTTACTAACTTCCTCTTTAGGAATATCTGTTACAGTAGTAGCAGGATAAATACCATCTTGTTCATCAACTTCTGGCTCTTGTACAACTTTCTTGTACTTAGCTGGTTGTGTTGGGTAGTCATATGATGGAGCTTTATCAGGAGTACCCTTTACAGCATCACCTTCGTTTAGTAATCCTTTATTTTTAAGGATTTTAACGGAGTCATCAAATGAATTATGGTTAGTTACAAAGTTAGGGAACATCATTCTTGCATTGCGCAAAAATTGATGTCTATTTATTTTACCCTCTTTTAATTCTTGGTATTGTACGCTAATACTTTTCATTATTCTTCGGTTTTTTCTTCTTTACCAACTAATTTTTCCAAAATGTCAGCTAAATCTTCTCTCATTTTGTCAGTAGGGAATACAGTAGCGTATGATTTTGGGTTTTTCTTATAAAATTGTTCGGTTTGCTTTTTAGCTTTTGGTAAAGCTGCTTTAATTTTTGCAGCCATATCCATAAGTTCTTCAAAAGCAGCAATTCTTTTTTCTTGAAGTTTTTCTCTTTCTTCAACTTTTTTAGAATCTTCTTCTTTTTCTTCAGCTAAAGATGCTAAAATATCTTCAAGTTGTAAAGATTCAGCTTCAGTTTTTAACATTCTTTCGTACGTCATTTTCATTTCACGATATCCCTTCATTAACTCAGCAATATCAGTTTTATGAGCACTAGCTACGCTATCGTCAGAGTTTTTAGCTTCAGATACACGATACTTGATTTCATCACCAAGTTCGTCAAGTTTTCTCTTAAGCTCTTCTTTACTTAATACTCTTTTATCGTCTTTCATATAATTATTTTAATTAAATATTATACCAAATAGCAACCATTTTTTTACCTGCTAAATTAAAAAATTCAGGATCATTTTCTTCCTCATAAAAGCTAGGATCTTTGTCTACATCTTCAGCAAATCTAAAAGATACACCTATTTCTTTGTCTGGTGTTGCATCAAAATTTCCATCCTCTGTAAATCCTTGAACACTATTAACTAAATTTTTTCTTTTTTCAGCTTCCTCTGGTTTTAATCCATCAAATACTAAGTGATTAATCATGTATTTTTTAACTTCATCTATATTGCTATTCAAAAAATTAATTACCGGTTGACCAGTTTCTTCTTTTAAAATACCAGCTAATTGCTGCATTCTTTTAGCTTCTTTAATTAATTGTTTTTTCATTGTGATTTATTTTTTTATTGTGATAAGTTTCTGATTTTGTTTGATAATGAGTTTAATCTTTCAGATAAAGCACTTAATTGGTTTGTTTTAGATACCCAAAATGATTCGTTTTTTACAACGTTTTCAGTTTTTAATCTATTTGAATATTCAATTACTTGCTCAATTTCTCTAATGCGTTTTGCTACTTCTTGTAATGCACGAGCAATTTTTCTTTCAGTTGTAACTTTAGAAACATTTTCGCTAAAACGACGATATGAAATCTCGTTTATTTGTTCTTGATCTTCTTTATACAACTTGAATGTTTTTGGTTTTGGTGTTGAAGGAAATTGCTTATAATCAAACATTTTAGAATCTGATGGCATTCCTTCTTTAGCTGGTGTGAAACCATCTTTGGTATATGTACTAATATTGGCTTTTCCTGCAGCTAATGTTGGTGTTTTACCTTCTGATTTTTCTCGTTTTTTAAGAAAATACTTACCAGTGTATTCACCACCAGCGCTAGCAGTAGTAGATGTAGCACCATCCATTTCCTCTAAATTCTGCTTAATTAACTCGTCAATATATTTTTTTAATGCTTCAGGTATCATAGTGATTTAATTTCATGAATTAGTTCATGGAATTGAAGTAAATTTAAAATATCTTCATCTTTAACTGATTCATTTTTGTCAATTGGCTTAATAATTGATTGTAATTCTTTAAGCTTAATTTGAGTTCTTTGATCAACTACTTTATCAGTCAATTCAGTTAATGTATTTTTAATATTTGCAAAGCTTTCATTTACGTAATCACGTAAAGATACAGTATTAGAAATCTTATTAATGTAGATTTTTAATACATCACGCTGTTCAGGCAATAAATTTGCGTATTTTTCGTTAAATTTCTCAATCATTATTTTAGAAATCAACGCACGCGTATTTTTGTCTTGAGAAGCATATTCAGTCATTACTTGATCTTCAACTTTATTTTTGTCTACGTTTTGTTTTGTCAAAAACTCAAGTAAAGTTATTTTATTTTCAATAACAAATGTAGGTTCTATAAATTCAGTTGATAATTGTGCCTCGATCAAGTTATAAACCGCAGCGTATGCTTTATAATTATGTATTTTTGCTTTGAAAAATTCTTCTAAATCGTAATGTTTCTTAATCTCTTTAATTAAGTTGTACTTTTCTTTGCGCAATGATGTACGATTCAAACGTTCAGACAACTTAATAGTAGAACTAAGTATAGTTTCAGCTTTAATTTCACTTAAAGCATTAGCTTTAGTTAAAGCTTGATACAACTTATATTCTTTAGCAAGTTCTCCACGCGAAAAATAACTTTTTACGATATCAACAGCGGATGACTCTTTGTTAGACATGATGTCAGCTGTGATTTGCCTGGTAAGAAGTTCAAATAAAATACCAGTATTTTTAAATTTGTTATGCTTTAGTTTCACACTATAGATTTAACTAATTATAAATATGTATTTTATTATATATCTTTAATATTTGATTCGTCGAGCAATGAATCTCCATTATCTTTTGCATTAAATACATTGGATTTTTTAAACATTTCTTGCAACATTTGCTTATTTTGCTCATATATTGCTCTAGTTCCCTCAAGTGCTAACGGAGAACCACCTTTTGGTTCAGGAGCTTTACCTTTATCTGGTTGTAAATCATATCCTTTTCCAAGTGGATCTTTACCAAGTATACGTTTTTGTGTATTGTATACTGATGTTTTTACTTGTGGTCTTCCAACAGGATTAGTTTCATCATATTCTGGTGGTACACCGGTTCCGTTACGTCCTTTGCCATAAAGCGAAGCTAAATCATGTGGTGTTCCATATGACTGACCACTTGCAACTGGATCGTTACCTTCATTTTCAATCTGAGATAAACGGAACATGCGTTTTTTATCTTCAACAATTTGATCACGTAAGTCACTGTATTTGTCTTCGCTCATATGGAATAAGTAATCATAAACATAGTCTGATGGGAATAGACTAGCATCCATAATATTTTTAGCTAAATCAACTTTTTCCTTCATTAATGCTACACGTTCTTGGTCGTATACAATTGATGGTGTTGTTAATTCAAGCTCAAAATTCGTTAAATTTTCATCAGTATAACCTTGCGCATATAAGTGTACTAAGGCTATTTTAGTTAATTCACTCACAACTATGCGCTGTATACGCTCAATTGTACGAGCGAAACGAATATCTTGTTGTGCTAATGTAGATTTACCTTCAACGTCAGCTTCGTATCCCAAGAATGCCTTAGGAACTTTCATAGCAGCTAACATTTTATCTCTTAAGTATACTACGTCTTCAATTGCATTATACTCAAGACCAGGTAATGTATCAATTTTAGTACTTGTATTTCCACCTCTTACAGGTACATAGAAGTCTTCATTTACGTTCATCATGTTGTAACGTAAATTATATTCACCTGTTTTTGGATCAACAAATGGAGTACGTTGTGTTTGTGTTTTAAGTTTTTCCATGTATGTTGGGATTTCATTCGGTGGAATGTTACCCATATCAACATAGTAAACACGACGTTGAGGTGCTCTTAAAATACGGTGAATCAACATTGCATCTTCCATCAATGCTAATTGCTTAAATATCTTACGAGCAGGTTCAATATATGAACGACCATAAGGAAGAAAGTTATAGTCACCTAATAGTCTAAAGTTTGCCATTTCATAGTTTTCAAACTTAATACTATCATTATCTACTCCTGATACCATACCGGTATATGAAGCATTTGGTGCTATTCTAAATTGTACGTAAGCTGGATTTTTAGGGTCAAGTCCTTCTTCTCTAATAACATTATAAACATTAAGAGGAATTACTTGATATACACCATATTTTTCTGAAATATGGAGGTGTAAATAGAAATCACCATACTTACACATTGAACGAACCCAACCCCATAAATTAAATTCAATATTTAATATATCATAGAATAAATTATATAATATTCTTTGAATGTTTTCGTCAGGTGATTTGATAGCTAACACTTCACCTGCACCATTTTTAAGTGTAGATTCATCAGCTACAATATCTAATACAGATGCTACAATTGGATCACCATCCATTACTTCATAGTCGTTATACAACTGCGGTCTTATAACGGTGTAGTTAGAATAAGGAGCATTACCAACATAGGTACCTAAACCACCAGTGTATATACGCTGGTATCTTTCAGGGTACATATTGGTTTGTACAACTCCTGTTGATTGTATATGGTCAGTATCGATTACTGCTACCTGATTTCCACCAACATTGCGGATAATAACATCAGTTGAAAATAATCTTTTTAACCTACCAAATAAAGATGTGTCTATCATGTGTATAAATATTTTTACCTTATTAACCAAGTAATATCTTCATTACCATATTCTGTGGGCATTTGCCAAGGATTATTAGGACCATTGCCTCTAGCAGCATATGGATTCATAAAGCCTCGTTCTACTGAAAATCCAGTTAGTGAGGCTCTATCCTGCTCCATATTGTGCTTTCTAAATCTTAATGCAGTATCACGCAAGTAAAGACCCATACTAAATGACATTACTAAGTCGTCATTATATCCATCTTGAGCTTGTGCTTTACTATTTTTCCAAATAAAAACCTTCATTTCTTCTATTAATCGTTTTGAGCGTATAGTACACGATTTTTCATGTGTATACTCTCTAAATTTTTCAATCATTAATGGTCTAGTTTTTACAGACGTTGTAAAACCAGCTATTAAATTATTATTTCCATCCATTCTTCTAGCCCATTGATCAGAGGTTAAAGCATCTTGTTTTGGAGAATAATACAAATTCGCATATCCCCTATCAATTGCTGTTTGTACTGTATCCCAACCTACGTTAGCGTTTTCTATTGATAATAGAGCATCATTATATTCTGATGCTATTCCTACTAACATATGTCCGTAATCACGAGTACCAATTTGTCCTCTATATTCTGCTACTTGTGTTGCTGTTTCAATATCAAACACATGACACGCAGAATAGTCTTTACCATCTCCTCTTGCTACGTCAGCTACTACTAAATAACTTTTACTATAGTTTGGTTGTTCCCAAATCCACAAGTTACCATCTACTCCTCTTTTTTCAACTGGTTCTATTAAATTAGCTTCAAACCAACCTATAGTATCAGGTTCAAATACTGTATCACCTGAGGTTGCAAAATCGCAATCACATTCTTGTGCTGCCATTCTTAAACCTAAATCACTGTCCTGTCTAATTCTCCACTCCTGATTTCTTTCAGGGTGTACACTCCAAGGCAAACGAATAGGAACAAATGAATTGTCTCCAATTTCTGATTTTTGCCATGTTTGGTGGAACCAATTACCAGTACCATTAGGAGTAGATAATGCTATACATCCACCACCCGTAGCTAACGTTTGTTGAGCAGAAGCAAATATCTCTTCAATGTTTTCAATGAACGCGGCCTCGTCTATTATTAGTAAAGATACAGCTTCAGATCTACCAGCATCACCAGCAGCAGAAACAGCTTTTACTTGAGAGCCATTTGCCAATTTAAGTAAGAGTTTGTTGTTCTCCAAAGGTTTCTCAGCTCCCTTTAACCATGAAGGTAAGTTATCATACATAAATCTTACCTTAGTAACCATGTTTTTGGCAGTATCTTGTTTAGTTGCTATACACAACACGTTTTTGTCTTTATGGAACAACATCATCCATAAAGAGAAACCAGCTACAAGAGTAGAGATACCTAACTGACGAGATTTAAGTACTATATTATAATTATTTTTCTGGAATTGGTATAGTACTTTTTCTTGGAAAGGATATAAATGGAATTGTATGCGACCCCTAGTTGGGTGTTGGATCATACAATATTTTTTCATAAAGTGGGCAGGATCGGTCATGCACTTTACATACTCCTGCTTAATTATGTCTTTAATATTTTCGCTCATTAACCGTTAAATTTGATTCTTGAATATCTCGACAATAATATATAGGATAACCAAAAACAACCTGAAATGGAATAAAAGACGGCGTCCGCGGCCCAATAAGATCCAGTCAGGTCCATAATCAGCTTGAATAGGGCGTCGTAGCCAAGCGGCAGGAAGAACATAGCTAACATCAATGATAAGTTTTTGTATAGCTCTATTCGCTTCTTTTTTGATTGTTTTAAATATTTTATTTTTCGAATCACCGTCGTCCATATATTTTTAGGTTAGTTAAACAATTTATAACCTGTTATATATAAATATATAATTAGAAAGAAAGCTCGCATTATAGCGAGCTTAACTTAATTTATAACATCATATATTATTTTACCAATAATCCTAAAACAGTACCAGCAGCAATACCAACGCCAACGCCTTTAAACTTATTCCAAAATGCTTTCTTTTGAGCAGCTTTAAGATCTTTCTTAAGGTATTCACTTACTTGTTGTTGCATTTCGAATTGTTTTGACTTTAAAGCAATAGCTGAATCGGCTTGTACTAATGCTGCTTTAGAAAACATAAGTGAATTTTGCAATGCACCAACTTGATTAGTTAAAGCACCGTTTTCTTGTTTTGATGTAGCTAATTCACCTACTAAATGATCTTTTTCTACTAGTTCAATAACAATAGCGTTACCAACATTTTGATCAAGTGCTAAATCAACACCTATTTTAGGTACAGTATCATATCGTTTTACAAAAAACGTATCAATTACTTCTTTTGGTAAATTACGAAGAGCAGCTAGTGCCTCTTCTTTTGCTTTACGTTGCTGTTCTGCTTTAATTTTGAGAGCATCTACTAATATACCAGATTGTTCTGCAATACCTTCATATAATTCAGAAGAATCTTTAAAACGTTCTTTTTCTGCTACTGCTTCTTCAAATTGATCTTGCACTACAGCAATTTCTTTTTCTAAAAGTTGAACTTCTTTTTTGTATTTACTAGAACACCCAGTATCACGAATTAAAAACAATAAGATAAAACATAAAACTACAGTTATTGGAGTTTTATTACGTCCTACAAAATCTAAAAAAGCATCAAAATATTTCATTTATTATTTTGTTTTAGAAACTTCATAGATGCTATCATAATCTTTAAAAGATTCTCCACTATTATCAATATCTTCAACACCTGAATCTTCCATTAATTCTTCATCATCAAGATCTACAATATCAACATCGGCTGCTTTAACAGAAGCAGGTTTAATTTCTTTACCTAATTTTTTAGATAATATTTTAGAAATGCTAGCAGCATCTACTGATTTGAATTTGAAATCCAAAGTAGTAAGTACTTTGTCTAATACTTCTGGTTCTAATTCTTTAAGTTTTGTAACTAAAGTATCAAGTCTTTTAGCTAAGATATCAGTACTAGCTTCTTTACCTTTTTGTAATGCTTTTTTATAGTCAGCAGCACTTAAATCGCCTTCTTCTTCGCGAATAGCACCAAGACGAATCTTAGAATCTTTATAGGATCTGATAATAGATTGAATTAAAGAATCATTATCAATAGTAAAAGAAGTTGCTTTTTGTGTTACAGGATCTAAAGTAACAGCTTGTGCTTTTTCAATATTTGCATCAACTGGTTCTTCTTCTGGTTCAGGAGCAGGACCACCTGAAATAAATTCTTCTTCCTCTTTATCAGAAACTTCTTCTGTTTCAGTACCACCAGTTGCTGTAAGACCATCTACACTAATCAAAGCAGCAAATACAGGATATATACGAGGCATCAATGCTTTTCCTTTTTCATCTACAAACCCTAAACCAGCAGCAATTTCAGGACCAGTAATTTCACTTTTTCCTTCCAAAAACTTCAAAGTATCAGCTAATTTTGATGGGCTAATAGGACCACCAGTTTTAATATCTTTAGCTTTTTCTTTAATATCGTCAGCTACTTTAAAGACAACAGCTTTACGAGCCATTTCCTCTAATTCAACTGAACCACCAGCTCTAAGTGTTTTTTCAATATCAGCCTTATCTGTTGGTTTTAATCTACTGTAGTCAGGATCGGCCTTAGCCATATTAACTGAACTAGGTCCGGCAAATAATTTTTCACGGATTTGAGCCTTAATGTATTCTTTTAAATCGCTTTTATTCATTTGTTTATAGTTTGTGTCCATTATAAATATTTACTAACCGCTTCTAACACAGCTTTAACGCGTTCCTCTGTTGTTCCTTTAACTTTTACTAATAGATGTGGTGGATTAGCTGCGAGTAAATCGCGTATAGTTTTGTCAATTTTATTTCTATATGCAATATCTGTTGTTCTAACGCCGTTATCTTCAACGTCTACACCAGCAGGATCTACGTAAACTACAAGATCATATTCGTTTTTTAGCATTAATGCTGTTTGTATAAACGACATTTTTTCATGCTCACTAATTGAACTTGCATTCATTGTAAATGCACACACATCCCAAATAGTACGATCTGTAATAATATTTGGTTGTAGCAATTCACTAGTACGTTCAGCTAAAAATATAAATTGACCTTTTAATGTAGAATCTGTATTAAGTGGAATGCCCAAATCGCGCAAATATTTGCTACGTTCAGTTTGTACATTATGATCTTTTAAACGATCAGTTTCACCTAATGCTTTAGCTAATGTAGTTTTACCTACACTCATTGTTCCTACTAATCCTATTTTCATTATAAACGAGTTTTAAATAATGGGTTTTTTGCTGGTGGGAGGCCATTATGGTTGCGTCTAAAATCTTTCATAACTTCAACATTACTACCTTGATAAATGCCCCAAAAATAATATTCTTTTTTTCCACCTGAAATTAATGCAGGACCTTCAGTATTATGGAGTACCCAAATTTTTTCTTTTGCTTTAGGATCTTTTTTATCCATAACATCATGCCCTAAGCGTGTTGTTTGGGAAATATACAACACCTCACCTTTTTCGGTTTTAATTCTTCTTTCCATTTTGTTTTTCGTTTATTTTTTTCATTTGTTTTGCTATCTTTTTTTCTTGCTTTGCTTCTTTAGCTCTTAATTTAAGTGCTTTTTCAGCACCAGCTTTGTATTTAATGTCTACTAAAACAGGTCCATTTGGGTTTTTATCTAAATCAAAAGTCCATGTTTCAGTAGTAAGTTCATCTTCATATACACGAGTAAACTTACGTGGTTTTTCTTCTATTGATACGTCTTTTGGTCTACCTCTTCTTTCTTCCATAACCTAAAATTACAAAATATTATTCTGTTTCCAAAACTTGTGTTAATTCTACAAGATGACTGTGTTGAATCAATTTTTCAGCTACATAAATACCTTGTGCACCTGCAACTGTAATACCACGAGCTGATAATGCATCGCCTACAAAGTGTACATTATTAAAATTCACTAATGATAAATCGTGATAATTAACTAGTGGTTCAGGAGACAAATATTTTACTTCAGGAATATACATACCCCAATCGTCACCAAATTCAAATACTTTATTCATATTATCAATAAAGTTCATTATATAATTTCCATATTCTCCCATTATTTGGTTTAATTGAACTCCAATAATAGTATGAGAGGATAATACAGAACATTTAATTGGTTGTCCTTCAGATGTTAAAGATGGTTTTCGACTTGGTGAATAATATAATCCGGCTTTGTCTCCATCATCCTTCCATTCACTATCTTTATCAATAAAATCTTGACATTTTTGTACTACATCACGTGACCATTTAAATGGATCTTCAATACCCTTAATTTCCATTAGGATACCAAAATTGGTCATATCATTTCGGAATTGTTCTCCTTTTTTAGCGTGGCCGTTGTAGCTGACGTCGCCATAAGTTTCCTCCACAGCAACGTAAGCCGCATTGTTATTAGTACAAAAGCTACGGAGAGATACATTATCAAATTTCTGATATAATTTGAAATCATATGATACATCAATTAATTTTTGGAAATATTTTTGTGGTGCTTCAAATCGAACACCAATTTGTACTGATTTAGGTTCAGTAGGAAACGAATATTCATCAGATAGTTTTTGAGCAAAGTCAATACCTGATTTACCTACTGCAAATATAAGAGTATCATAGTTAATAAATTTAACATATTCTTGTTTTGGTTGAGAATATTCAACATAATTGTCTTTAAAGCTAATATCTGTTACTTCAGTAGTCCACATAAATTTTACACCCTTATCTAACAAATATTGATACCATGCTTTAGCAATCTCGTGAAGGAAATTACTTCCAATGTGCCATACAGGAAACATTCTCAAACCAAAATATGGTTTAATAAATTCAGGTTCCTCTTGTGGATCAGACATGAATATTTCTTCTGGTTTAGGATGAAAACGTCTAAAGTTACTAATAACTTGATCCATTAGTTCCATTGCCTTTTCATCACCACAATACTTGTTTAATTGGCCTCCAATTGCTGTATGGTAAGTTAATTTACCATCAGACCAACCACCAGCACCTAACATGCCTGTCATTACTTCCTCAGGCAAACGATTAATAGGGTCGTTACCTTTGTCTATAATAGTGATTAATTCACCAGGATAGCCATTATCAACTAATTTAGTTGCTGCGTTAATACCAGCAACTCCTGCTCCTACAATTACGATTCTTTTATCCATATTGGTTTATTGTTTAATTTGTTCCAGTTTAATCCTTTAATTTTTACTTTATCTTGAATATAATAAGTTTTATAGGCCTCAATTGTATCTTCATTTTTATATTCTTCAGGCATTGCTTGTGGTGGTGGAGTAAAACCAGCATCGGGAATATTAGGTTCATTATCACGACACCATTCAATTACATCTTGTGTTTTATGACGTTTGCCATAACGTTTATTAAATTCATAACACACCTCAAGACCGTGTTTTACAAGCCAACGATAATGTTGAATTGATTCACGTGTCCATTTAGTTGATGGATGGTTGAAGTGAGCACGTTTGTAAGGTGCTTCACCACCAACAGCCCAATGGGCAGTACATAACATTTGAGCTGATTCAATTTGCATTTTGCGAACATGATCGTCGCAAAGCTCTTGTGCAGCAACAATTGGATCAGCGTTAATATAAAATATATTCATATTTTAAAAATAATATTTTTATTTGGTTTCCCAAAATAAAAAGTGGCGCACTTTCGTGCGCCACAGCTGCTATATATATAGAACCTCTAATGAGGCGACTAGGCTATGAATCTAGTCTAATGTTTGTTATTATTTTATATTTTGTTCAACCCATTTTCTAATTTCAATAGCTTGGGCTTTGTTATCTGTTGCTAATATATTAATATCATCTTCTATAAATTCTTCAACAGAACTAAAGTCTTTTGCTTTATTTAACATATCTCCATAATCTCCACCTAAATCACCACCACCTAAATCTAAAAGATATTCGTAATATTTTTTCAATTTATCTTTATCAATATCTTCATTTAAACCACCACTAATTTCTTTGATTTTTTCTTGACAAAATTTAATGATGTCTTGTAAGTAATCAATTTGACCTTCTGTATTTTCAAAACCACCATTCATTAAATCTTGTTTAATGTCGTTGTAGATTGCTGGTTGGTTTTCACTTAACTCTTTTTTTGACTCTTCGATATCTAAATCGCCTAACATAGCATCAACATCAGGTCTTGGTCTAGATGTTTTTGGTTCTTGTTGTTTTGAAGTATATCCTTCTTTAGATATTAATTCTTTAACTTCTAAACTATTAAAAATAGGATTTACTGCTGGTTGAGGTACATTTCTTTCTTTAGCATAATCAATTTTTTGTACTCTTTTGCCGTCTTTTTTAGCTTTAAATAAGAATACTAAAGCAGCAAGTTCGCTATTTTTAATGCCTTCAGGTGCTTTACCAGAGGCTTTAGCTTGCTTTAAAATTTCTTCACCTTTTTCAGTGATTGTATAAGCACCACCAGTACCAGCTGTACGAGCCATTTCTGGAAGAGCCATTTCACTAATAGGCATATTAGCTAGTTTTTGCATTCTTTGTGCCTCTGAAATAAATTGTTTACTCATGTTATTTATTTTACAATGTATTGTTGATTTCCAATATTTGCACCTAAAAGTGTGCTTGTATTAATCATACGATATTCACCTTTTTGAACATCAAATACTGGTAGTAATCCTTTAGCAATTGGATCATAAGGTAATTCACCACCTTTTAGGTATTTTTTTACACCAAAGCGAGCATTCATTACACGAGTAGTACCATCTTTTTTAATAAATGTTACAGTAAAAAAGGCACCTTTAGTGTCTTTAATCTTTTGGACTAATTCATCACGACTAATAGGTACCGCTTGTTCTTTAACAAGTTTTTTTACTTCGGTAATAAGATTTTGTTTGAACTCACTTAGTTTCATGTATATAAATATACAACAAAACGTTATTCCTTCGTATTTGCTTCGTATGTTCTATTGGAAACAGTGTGGTATTTATGACAACTATTACATTGTAATTGGATTCGTGCCAATCCTGATGCAGTATAACGTCTTTGTGAAAATCTCATATCAGTAGAACCACATTCAGGACATGAACATTTATCATCTGTTTGAGCAACACCGTAATGTACTTTGTGTGGAACGTAGTTGGCAATTTCGTTATATACTTTTTCAAGTATTCCAACATCGTTTTTACAATAGTCAACCATTTGTTTTAAGGCTTTCTTGTCTTTTTTCAAAACAATGTCTTTCCATAAATCAAATCCGGTTTCTAATTTTTCACCTACGTTAAGGAATTGTGCAATGTAATCCAAACGATTACTATTAAAACGGAATTTAGAACGAGCGTGTTTTAATGTATCAATTGTAGTATAAGTAGGAAATACTGGAATACGATGAAATAAGCAGCGTGTGCGAATCCAAGGTAAATCGAATTTATCGCTATTATGTCCTACTAATTCAGATGCTTCGTTAGCTACAGTCATAAACTGTTCTAACATTTCTTTATCGTCTTGGTTTTCATCCCATGTAAGAGAATAAACCTTGTTTTCATCTGCCCATTTGTAACAGATACAGATGATAGCTCTTTCTTTGATAATATTACTATATGGCACATTTAGCTTATAGCCAGATTGCCAAAAGAACCCGATGTTTGGGCTAGTTTCTATATCAAAGAATAGCCTTTTCTTTTTGATTTTACTCATAACGAATATAATTTGACTGTAAACGTAATACCCAAGAATTGGGTATCCAAATTTGTTTTTTAATCTAATTCAAAATCGTCGTTACGATCTAGAATAAAGAAATCACTAACACCGTCTTGATTTATAAGTGTTATTTTAACGTCGTTACCATATGCTTCAACGTCGTCAACTTTCACTTTATCACCTTGGCTTAATTTACCTAATTGAGCCATTAACGTGTATTCAGCACCTACTTTAACACTACCTGCTTTAATTTCATTTACCATACCAGCAAGTTTTTGCATTCTTTGTGCTTCGTTGATATATTGTTTCATATTATTATTTTTGTGTTTCAGTTGATGGTGGAGTACTTACTGGTTCTCCTTTAGCAGGTGTTAATTGTTGTTGTGCTAGATCTTCAGGGGACAAATTACTACTTATAGGACCATACTGTAATAATTCAGCTACTTCTTTAGTAGCTCTTTCACGTTCCTTAAGCGTTAACATATCGTACTTAATTCCTCCTATTCTAGCAAGAAAATCTTCTGTATTCCAAATTAAAGTAAATGTTTGATTATTTGCAAGAACAACTCTAAATGTAGTTGGTTTTGGAGCAACCCATTGAATGTCATTTACAAATATTCTAAATTGGAATCCCATTAGTTTTTCTAATGCTTGACGTAATTGAGGGAATCTATAAAGCATCACATTCATAGGTGAATTAGGATCACCTTGATAGGCTGCTTCTTCTTGTTTTCCCATTATTTGACGTACACGGCCTCTAATATGGGCTACTAATTCTTCTTTTGATTGAAATTCCATAATTATTTCTTTTTAGCCATTTGTGCTTTAATAGCAATATCTCTTCCTATTTTCCAATCTTCACTATCTACATCACCATCGCCATCTCGATCTTTACCTTTCTTTTCTGCTACTACTACATCTAATGGATCTTTTTCTTCAATTTTTAAGGCATCCATTGTAGCATCAATTTTAGCTACATTTTCTTCACCATCTAAGTAATCAAAAGCACCTTGTAAATAGTCTTTAGCTTTGATAATATTTGATTGCCACCATTGTGGAAAATCTATTTCAGCACCTGTATCACCGTATGCTTTAATTTTCTTATATAACATAGCAGCCATTTTAGCTGTTCTAGTTAATTCATTTTTAAGCATTCCTGGTTCATCATCTTGATGGCCTATGTCAATATCTTCATTAACAAATTTATTTTCTTCTCTATCTTTTTCAATAAGAGCTAACACATTAATTAATTCAGCGTATGCTTGATCTAAACCTTTAATTACTTCAGGATCCTGGTCCATACCAAAGTCCATAGCTGCTTCTACTTTTTTAAGTGTAGAACCAATATCAAATATTTTACCAGTTAATTCTGTGCCTTGAACTTCAGCTATTTTTTTAGCTTTAGCAGTAGCGATAGCATACATAGATGCTTCGTCACCTTTAAAGGATTTTTTCATTCCTTTAACGATATCTTCTTTTTTCTTTTTCTCCGCTTTAGTAAGAGCTCTTTCTCTTACAGCACGGCGTATCATTTCTTTTAATTCTGAATGTTTCATTTATTAAGTTTTACTTTTGCTTTTTCAGTATTAGGAACAAATTGTTTTCCTTTTTTAGAGCCAGCTACTTTCTTACGAGCAGTAGCAGCGCGTTCATCTTTAGTCAAGCGATTTGCTTTAGCGCGAGGGAGACAACGAGTAGTTGCTTTACCTTTTTTCATTGTGCCACAAGGACCTGTAATGTTGCCTTGAGTATCAATACGAACCCAATCTTCTTTTTGGAACCAATCGCGTAAGGATTCATCAATATTTCTTTTTGCAATATATTCTTCTACTTTATCTTCTTTATATCCTAATAATCGGCCTATTTCTCTAGTATCTTCAGCTGTAGCGTTTGATGCTAGATATCCATTATATTTTTCAGCTAATGCTTTTAATTTTAATGCTTTTTCTTTAGATTCAGGTAAATAAGCGACATATGCCTCATATGGATTTCCTTCAACACTCATTACTTTAATACCATTGTCTTTTATAACTTGTTGAACACGTTCCCAATTTTCAGGAGTATTCGATTTTTTAACTATAAAAGCAATATCACGTTTTTTATTAGCCAATGTAGTAATAGCATCAACATCAGTATATGCTTCGGATGGGTCTATATCTTCACTCATTAATCCTTTACATACTTTAACAGCGCGTCCTGATAGATATGCAGATGGTTTTTCACCAGCTGCGATGCGACGATTATAGTAAGCTCTGCCTTTAGGGCATAGCTTTTTTTCATTTAATTCAAATGGACGCTCATCAGGATAATTTTCATAATAACTATCCATTATACTAGAAGCTGTATCTTTATCTAGAATAGCGACCCAGGTAGAATTATCATCTTCTATTCCATATGCTTTAAGAAAAACTTTTTCTTGATTTTTTGATTGGTTATAAAGTAAATCTTTAACAGTTTGTAACGGTATTGAAAATTTTACTCTTTCATCACCCCAACTATCTGGATCAACCCCTGATGGGATAATATCAAATACGAATATTACTTCATCGGGTTCACTAAAATCCCATTCATCAGCATCGCTTAAATCAATGTTGATGTTTTGATTTTCTTTTAGTACTTCTAATAGTATGTCTGTTAATTTAATCAACGCTTATATATTTTTAAACGCAAAGGCCCCGTACCTTTTATAGCACGATGCCAAGTATGTCTCGGTATAAATATTGGTTGATTTAACGAAGTGGGCAAACTATTTTCAAGTTGTAATTGCCAATCTGTGTGTCCTATTATTTCTATTGTGCGATCTTCATCATCGCGATGCCACAACAATTCGATAGGGTCTATATTTTCATCAAATTCACGAATGATATAGAAATCATTATTTTCTATATCGGTGTATGGATGACTCATAACTACTTGTTTCTAATCAAAAGTTCGCCTAATACTTCCAAACGCCCAACCTCTCTTTGAAATTCAGTTTGGGTCATATCTAGCGATATTTTTTTATAAGTATCTTCAAATTCACTTTTAGCTTTTTCCATATCAAGTTTACCTTCAGCTGCTTTCTTATAGTATGGGGCTTTTACTTTAAAGTGGTGCCATGTTAATAATGATAATCCACCTTTTTCTTCAGCATTTGATGCTATTTTAGCAGCGCCTTTGCCACGGATAGTAGCAAAACTTTCAAATGTTTCTTTTACTTCAGTTAGTATATCTAGTAGTTTAATCATATTTTATATATTACCAAAATCCTGAAAATGATGTTTTAAAACCTAATAGTTTGGCGTAACGTGGTAGACGACAGCTCCAATATGATGCTTTTGTTCTATCTTTTTTATTTGGACAATCATGACGTTTTGAAAACGCTTGACGTGCTTTTGGATTATTTAATTTTGCACGTAACCCTGTAGTATCACCAAATGATACTTTTTTAATTTTACCTTTATCTCTAACGTAAACGTAGAATTTCTTTGAACCACCACGCTTTGGTTTTCCAATTGGTGGTGTTTTTTTCTTTTTATCTGCTTCCTCAAGCTCTAACTCCTCATGTAATTGTACTAATTCATCAACTGAAATTGGGTAGTCTAATGGTACTCTAACGCCGTTATAAAACGCGTATTCCCCGATATTTGACTCAAGTAATTCAGCATCATCTTCTGTCACAGACAATAAACCTTCTTCGTATAACTCGCGTGCTTCGCGAAATAAAGAAAAATAATTTTCAGATAGTGGGCGATAAATGTTATGAATTAATTGTCTACCTTCTTCAATATGATATTGTAAACCTTCAGATAGTGTAATTAGTGCTTGTCCTTCTTTAAGCATTAATTTAGGACCATTACACCCACAATCATCAACTTCGTAAATTAATTGTTTTTTCATACTATATTATTTTGCATGCCACCAATTGCAACAATATTCGTCTGCTGGTGCCGGAATTTTAGCATCACCATCATGCCATTGAAGCCAGTATTTGTTATTACATAAATTGCCTTTTTCAACCCAATACTCACAGTTAGCACACATTGAACCACCTTTAGTTACACGCATGCCCGGTTTATGATCTGCTGGGTATTCAATTTTGCCTTCAGCAATAAGTCCTAATAATTCGCTTAATTTATGCATTATTTTTGTTTTTCAAAAAAATCAACTTTAACACGTAATGCTGCTACTTCTCTAGTAAGATCAAGTACCATTTTACGTAATTCATCTTTTTCACGAGCAGATTCAACAAGTAATGCTTCTAGTTTAGCAATTCTATCTTTGCAATCATGACGGATAAAATCTTCGTCACGTTCTCTTTGCATTGATTTTTTTTCGTAAAAACGAAAAGCCGCGGCACTACCTAATACCGTAATTGCTGTCATCAAAACCGTATAGATATTGTCGTTCATTTCCTAGAATTTTGATATAAATATTAAGAGTTTATTTTATTTTTTAATTGTTGTATACGATCCATAATTTGCTTTTTAACTTCTGCTTTATCTAACCCATTTCCCACCCAATTTTGGATAGTACCATCTTCCATTACATAAGTTCCATTAATTAAATCATCTAAAAATTGATCAATGCCATCAGTAATATTATCAGCAAAATATTGTGCATTTTTATGAATCATATTGCGTTCGTATTCTTCATATTTGCCTTCTAATTTTAATAGGCTTTCCATTTCTGTAACACAATGTAAACACATTTGATGGATTCCATACATTTGTTTGTCAAATCTATGTTTCATTGGTTTTGAACATTTTGGGCAAAGTACAGGAGTTCCTACAGCATCGGTTTTACGTAATGTACGTTTAATACCGTTTTTAATAGTCCATGTTTTACCATTTTCTTCCCAAACATCACCTTCAACGTGATGTTCTTCTGCTTTAGTATAACCAACAGAAGTAACGGTTTTATCATGTACTTTTTTTTGCGCTAGATTTCTCATGCGCTGTAGATCTCGTTCAGTAAATTGTTTCTTTAGTGTAGTTTCTTTCATAACTTTATTTTGTACTTAAATATCCACTTTCAATATCTTCAAACTCGTCTTCGTAATTTTTAATTAACATGATGTCTACTTTTATAGGATTGGCAGCGTTAATTACTTCATCTTCTAATTGATCACTCAATTTATCCATAAACTTTGGATTAAAGAACAATTCAGCATCGCCTGCTTTGGCTCTCATTACTACAGGTACACCTTCACCTTTTCGTTCAGCAGTACTAATAGCAAATGAAGCTGCAGGATAATAACGAGTGCTCCATGAAGATAATTTACGACGAGAAGAATATTCTTGATTTGGAATTATAATAGTATCTTTAGTTTCCTCTTTATTAGGATTTTTATATAGTTTTGCTGCTTCTTCTTCACTTATAAAGGTTCCTCTATAAATGTAAGTATCAGGTGACAATCCAGTATCTCCTATTTCTGGGTAGTCTTTTTTTAATATTCTAAATGTTTCTAAATATGGATCTAAATTTATACTGCTGTATATATTAGATTCAGAGTCAGCATATTTTTTTAAAAAATCAAATAGTTTTTCTTCAGTAGGAGTGTCTACTTCTACTTCATCTTTATACCATCCTATTTTAACACCTGAATCTTTATCTCCAAATAAAAAATCTCCATATTCACCTTCTTTAATTAAATGCTCAAATAAATTAGGTTTTGCTTGAGCAAAGTTACGCATAATAACAGCTGCTCTAGAATTTGCTTCATTTTCATCATCACTACCTGTTTCACCAGATGTAGGAGTTAAACGACCGTCTAAATCTTGTTTATAGTGAACTAATTCATGAGCCAAAGTTCTAAATACATCAGCAGGATGTCTTTTAGCTATTACTATATGAATTGACTTATCACTTGGTCTATACCCACCCCAAGAGCGTAAATCAATAGCTTCTTGAGAATCATCAGATAATGTAATTTTAGGTAATTTATCTAAGTGAAGTTCATCCATTACGTGTTTCATGAACTCACTAACTAGATCTTTATTTAAATTTTCTTCTAAATTTAACTTAGCAAGTTTTGTATAATATTTTGGATCTTCTGTAAGATGGTCTTTGGCAATGCGTCCAGCAACTTTTGGATCTTTTGTATGTTCCATTTCAACTTTAACGCCTTTTTTCCATTCTTTTTTAAGAATGTCAATGTCAACACCATGTTTATTTGCAATGTCTTGCAATGTCATTCCTTTTGATAATCCTGCCATAGTAAATATAGTATATACTACATATAAATATAAAAAAAAGACCTGGGATAACCCAGGTCTTAAATTAAAATAATCGATATTTTTAGAATCGATATAAAATTCCAAATTTAGGTGCGTTCAATTGATTATTAACACCTGTAAATCCAATTGAAAATGTAGATGTAGAACCAACATCTGTGTAGTCAATCAAACTAGCCAATGATGTACTAAGGGCTAAGTTTTTAGATACAAAGTAGTTAGCGCCAAGACCTACGTTTGCGTTTTTAACTGACGTTTCGTTATTGCCAGCTTTAGTAGTAGTGCTTGACAAACTTAATTGAGAGTAAACGTGAAATTTACTTCCAACACTTAATACGTAACATCTTCCAAAAGCACCAACACCATTTACTTTGGTGGTTGGGTTTTTACTAAATTCACCAGAAACACCTACGGCAAATTTATCAGTTAAAAAATATCCAGCGGCTGGATTGAGAAGGTACTGTCCATCAGTACCAGTTGCTTTTAAGTAAGACACTGTTCCTTCAGCAAATTTTTCTGCTTTTTTAAACTGTGCTTTTGTTGTAAACGACACTAGCATTAATGATAATGCGGTCACAACGAATTTTACTTGTTTTTTCATAATTGTTTTTTTGGTTAAAAAATAAAAAAGCAGAGACATAATGTCCCCGCTAGCGCGTTATGCATACTTGTATTATAATATGTCTGTAGCAGTATTTTTGAAATTTTTAGTTTCATGTATAAATATGTTAAGATAGCTTTACTGAGGTGGGCAATAGCTCAGTCATGGGTTTAGAGTCAGGGTTCTCTAGTTTATATATGTCGTATATTTTAAGAAACATTTCAAAATTACGATCAATATCACCTATTGTTTTTAATTGCCATCCTTTACCTTGAATTGCATCACCTTTACCTTCACCCCTAGTAGATGCTTTCAACCATAAAATACCTGTTTCCTCAATTGGTGTGTCATGTGTTTCATTCCATGCTTTAGCATAGGAAGCTAACTGTAAATCGTATGATGTATGGAGTGAATTTGATGTTTTAACATCCAGTAACCACACTTTACCTTTTAATTTAACAATTAAGTCGGCTGTACCAGCATACTTATGGTTGTCTGAAAATAAGTGGTATTCAGTAGCTATAAGCTCAGGTTTATGTGTATTCCAAAATTCAGAGAATTTAAGAATCATTTTCCAAACATCAAGTGAATAAATAGCACTTCCAAATTCATCAATCCATTTAATTTCCTCTCCATTTAAAAATGCTTCTACTGCGTTATGTACTTGAGTACCTTCAGCAGCAGCTCTAGAGGCAATAATATCACTATTATGTCCTACATCTTTAAGCCATGAGTGGAAGAATTGGTTTTTAGGAAAATAATTTAAAATAGAGGAAACAGAAGGGTAATACTCTTCGTTGCGTCTATAGAATCGTTGATCCAAAACATTAATTTGTTTATTATCCGCACTATATTCTACAATACGTTTAATTTTTGGATCCTTAATAATGTTTACATTTTTATCTATCATATTAATTCTAATTTTTTACTTACAAGAGTAGAAAAAGTTAGGGGCGGAGTGGCTTCGATGTTCTCAAGGAAACGTTCGAAGCCGATTTCGTTTGCATCTTTTCCACCTAGTTCTACTAAATAAACTTCTTTACCGTATGAAAGTAGTTTTTCACAATGCTTAATTGCTTCTTTTAAAGCATCATTGTCAAGTGCAATATACACCTTTTGTACTTGGGAACCAACTATTTTTTTCATTAGTTGTTCTGAAATGTTTTTTCCAAATAACGGAATAACGTTGCGTTTAATTGTTAAAGCATCAAATATACCTTCAACAAGAATAATAGGTGTATTCCAATTAATGTAATATTCCCAACCAATAATATTTCTATCTACTGCTGGGTTTTTATATTTTTGTGGATCGTCTGAAAGATAGGTGCGTGTGGAATAAAAGTTTAAAATACCATTTTCATTATATGATGGTATGACAATGCGTTTTGAAAAATTACCTTCAGCACAAAATCCAATGTTATATTTAATTATATCGTTTTCAGTAATACCACGTTGCTTAAGAAATTTAATGGCATGACGTGCTTCAATTTGTGAAATTTTATCTAGGCTGGGTGTGTTAGAGAGGGGAATAAATTCTTTAGGGAGAGAAATTGTATAGGATTGTTGTTCTTGTTTTTTTCCGGGTTTGATAAGGGAATTTAATTCGGCTATACGATGTGAAGGTGCCTTAATTTTTTTAAATAATGAAGAAATAGATTTACCCTTTTCCTCACAAACCCAACAATGCCAAGGATTTTCCTTTTTTTCGTTTGTGTGAAGTTGAATTTCTAATTTAAACTTAGTATGATGGCAAAATGGGCACCTAAATGCCGCATTATTTCTTGCTGTTGAACGGCCTTTACCAAGTACCGATTCTAACAACACCATTAACATTTTTTCCCTTATTCCCTCTTCATTCATAACATTTTTTTTCAAAACCCCTGTAGGTTAAAGTTACGGGAAATTCTTTAGTCTACCAAATCTTTCTTGAAAAACTTTCCTAAGATATTATCATTATAGGAGAGACTAGGTGAAACAAGGCATTCAAACTTACATTGGTAATGCATTTCATAGTATGTAAGTTGTTTTTTAGTTTTACATGGTTTAAGTATCATACATTCAAAATGATCCTCACCTAATACTCTAACAGCTTCAAGTAATTCTTTAGAAGAACCCCAATATGTTTTCCAGTCACTTTCAACACGGACTATTTCGGTAGTAGGTTTACGTCCTGGTCCTATTTGTTCTGCTAGTTGTTTTTTGGTTAATTTTTTCTTTTTATTAAACCAAAAATATTTTTTACCAATGTAAAATTTTCCGTCTGTTAGGTTTGTAATTTTATAAACAAAACCTAAGTAATCTTCAGGATTTAATATATCCCAATAATTCCATTTCATAACATATTATTTATCATATTTAACCACAAAAGTCATATCAGTATTTTGTGATAGAGGAATTGGTTGTGCCAATTTAGCTACAGCCAATAAATCGTTTTGTTCATTATATAAACCAACTGTTGTAACATAAGGTTCAAAATAGGATGCAGTAACAAAATATTTTACTTCAGGAATAGGAGAAGTTAATGATTGACTAAAAAATCCACTTCCACTAAATAAATTATCCTGTAATAAAGTAGGGTTGTATGACAGATTAAATTCATTATCCTTTACATGACAAATTACGTTTTGCTCATATATAACCATTTCATTTTGAAATGATAGATTAAAACTTGGAGCTAAAGCAACTGAAGGCATAATTTAAATAATTTATATTTTAAGAACATTGAGGAAAAGCATAAGCTGAAACCCAATTATAGTTTGAATCAAATTGCCACAACCCACCATTTATAAAAACATAAAGAGGGCCATCATTACTTAATGGAAGATTTCCACCTGAGTCTGTATAGAGAGGACAAAAAACTCCAAAATTTCCAAGGTTACAAAGAGACCAAAGACTTTGAGGGTTATAAGCAGCATTGTTACATGCATCAAATGCTGTTGCTCCCCAACCACATCCTATAAATTCAGTAAAAACTAATGGTGGTGGTGATGAAGGAGTTATAGATGGTGTTCTAGTAATTGTTGGTGTTGGTGTCGGTGATTGAGAGGCACCTATAGTAGGTGATGGAGTAACAGAAAGTGTAACACTTGGAGTAACTGTTCTAGTTGGAGTAACTGTTGGTGTTAATGTTCTAGAAGGAGTTACAGTTGGAGTAACTGTGGCGCTAATACTGCGTGTTGGAGTAATTGAAGGAGTAATAGTAGGAGTTGGTGTAACTGAAAGTGATGGGGAAGGAAATGGTAATATTTCTTCATTTGCACAACCAAACGCTTCATTAGTAACTACAATAGATGATGAAGGAACACCAAGAGGAACATTTACAAGATATCCTGCCTCTAATTCAGGTCTAGTTACGTTAGAGGCATACAAGGTTTGTCCACTGCTACCTGAAAGATAGACATTAAATGGTCCTGGTGAATTTCCTTGATCATAATATATTACGTAAGTAGGCATATTGTTTTTATATCAATGTAATGAAAAATATTGATATCTCCACATAAATATATTTTAACATGGACCTATATCTAAATACACATAATAATCATAAGTACCTGATACAATAGTAATACTACAATAAGCAGATGCTGTAAATAAGTCACATTGTGAATTACTACAACCACCAGTACCACTAACACCTGCTGCTACTTGTGCTCCACTGGCATTAGCAGCTAATTCTATAGTATCACCAACAGATACACCAAATGTTCCACTATTAGTTACTGATTGAAATACTTCAATATTAGAATTTTTATAAATGGCCATATCTCCAGAAGTAGAATCTGTATTTGTAGTTTGCCAAATAACTTGATAAACTGGTGTAGGAGTAATAGTTGGTGTTGGTGTTGGAGTAGCGGTTATACTAGGAGTAGGTGTTATTGATGGAGTAGCGGTTATTGATGGTGTAGGTGTTATACTTGGTGTTTGAGTTCTAGTTGGTGTAGGTGTAATAGTTGGTGTAGGTGTTACACTAGGACAAGCTCCTAATGATGTAACTATACCTCCAGTTCCAATATAACATTGACCACCAACTGAGAAATGTTTTAAAACTGTTGTTACTGTACAAGTAGCATTACTATATAATTGTTTACCTGCTGCTAGTACACCACAAGTATATACAGTTTGAGGAGAACTAGTTTGTGCACAAGCTTCAGCACAATCATTTCCCTCATAAACTACAGTTGCTGTACAATTACAAGGTGTAACAGTAGGAGTTGGTGTTAATGTTCTAGTAGGTGTAATACTAGAAGTTGGTGTAATTGTTCTAGTAGGAGTGATACTTGGAGTAGCAGTAATACTAGGTGTAGCTGTTCTAGTAGGGGTAATTGTAACAGTTGGTGTAATAGAAGCTGTTGGTGTAATACTAGGTGTTCTACTAAATGTTGGTGTTGGAGTAATAGATGGTGTTGATGTTATTGATGGTGTTATAGTTCTAGTAGGAGTTACAGTAGGAGTAGCAGTAACAGACGGTGTAGGTGTTATACTAGGTGTAGCAGTTATACTAGGTGTAATTGTTCGTGTTGGAGTAATACTAGGTGTAGCTGTTATAGATGGTGTAGCAGTTATACTAGGTGTAGCTGTAATTGATGGAGTTATTGTTCTAGTTGGTGTTATACTAGGAGTAGCTGTAATACTAGGTGTTGGAGTGATAGAAGGTGTTACAGTTACACTTGGTGTTACAGTTTGAGAAGGTGTAATTGTACTAGTAGGTGTAATTGATGGTGTTACTGTTACACTTGGAGTAACAGTTACAGATGGAGTTACAGTACTAGAAGGTGTAATTGTTCTAGTTGGTGTAATTGATGGAGTTACAGTTACACTAGGTGTTATAGTAACAGTAGGAGTTACAGTTTGTGAAGGTGTAATTGTTGTAGTTGGAGTTATACTAGGTGTTATAGTAACAGATGGCGTTACTGTACTTGTAGGAGTAATACTAGGAGTAGCAGTTACTGTTACAGTTGGTGTTATACTAGGAGTAATTGTAACTGATGGTGTAATTGTACTTGTAGGAGTAATGCTCGGTGTTACAGTTATTGTAACTGATGGTGTAATAGAAGGTGTTATAGTAATACTAGGTGTAATAGTAGAAGTCGGAGTAATTGATGGAGTTACTGTAACAGTAGGAGTAATTGATGATGTTGGGGTTATAGTAACTGTAGGGGTAATACTTGGAGTAACAGTCACACTAGGTGTAACTGTACTAGTTGGTGTTATACTTGGGGTTACAGTTACAGTTGGAGTAACCGTCACACTTGGAGTTACAGTTACAGATGGAGTAATAGTACTAGTTGGTGTAACACTTGGTGTTATAGTAACAGTTGGAGTTATACTAGATGTAGGTGTAATAGTTGGTGTTGGTGTTTCACTAGGTGTTACAGTTACACTTGGAGTAATAGTTTGAGAGGGAGTTACAGTAATAGTTGGGGTTATAGAAGGTGTTACTGTTACTGTTGGTGTTACAGATGCTGTAGGTGTAACTGTTAAAGTAGGAGTTATACTTGGAGTCTCAGTTATACTAGGAGTTATTGTAACAGTAGGGGTTACAGTTACACTAGGAGTAACAGTAATGGTTGGAGTTGTAGATACAACAGGTGTTGCTGTTACACTAGGAGTGGGTGTTATAGTTGGAGTAATAGATGGAGTAACTGTTGATGTTGGTGTTTCACTAGGTGTTACAGTTACAGTTACAGTAGGAGTTACTGTTTCACTAGGAGTAACAGTCACTGTAGGTGTAATAGTAACACTAGGTGTTATTGAAGGGGTTTCTGTTATAGAAGGTGTAATAGTAACAGATGGGGTAACAGTCACACTTGGAGTAATAGTAGAAGTTGGAGTAATACTTGGAGTAACAGTTACACTAGGAGTTACAGTTTCCGAAGGAGTAATTGTTACACTAGGTGTTACAGTAAAAGTTGGTGTAACTGAAGGTGTTATAGTTACAGTAGGTGTAATAGTTTGAGTTGGAGTAACCGTCACACTTGGAGTAACAGTTACAGTTACAGACGGTGTTACTGTTTCACTTGGAGTTACAGTAACAGTTGGTGTTACAGTTTCACTCGGAGTAACAGTCACACTTGGAGTTACTGTAGCTGTAGGAGTTACAGTAGGTGTAATTGTTTCAGAAGGAGTAATTGTAACAGTAGGAGTTATTGTTTGTGAAGGTGTAATTGTTGTTGTTGGTGTAATTGAAGGTGTGATTGTAACTGTAGGAGTTACAGTTTCACTTGGTGTAATTGTAACAGTAGGAGTAATATTAGGTGTTTCTGTTATAGAAGGTGTAATTGTTACAGTTGGTGTTACAGTAGGAGTAATTGTCTCACTTGGAGTAATAGTAACTGTTGGTGTTACTGTTTGAGATGGAGTAATAGTAGTAGTAGGAGTAACACTAGGTGTTACAGTTTCACTAGGTGTTACAGTTACAGTAGCTGTAGGTGTTATAGAAGGTGTTACTGTTACAGACGGAGTAACAGTAGGAGTTACAGTCTCACTAGGTGTTATAGTAACTGAAGGAGTAATTGTTTGAGTTGGAGTGACAGTTGTACTTGGAGTTACAGTTACAGTAACACTTGGTGTTATAGTTGATGTAGGTGTTACAGTAGAAGTAGGAGTAATAGTTGGTGTTTCAGTAATAGTAGGTGTAATAGTAACTGTTGGTGTTACTGTTTCACTCGGAGTTATCGTAACTGAAGGGGTAATTGTAGAAGTTGGCGTTACAGTTGGTGTAACTGTTTCACTTGGAGTAATCGTAACACTAGGAGTTATTGTTGGGGTTGTACTTGGAGTAGTAGTAACTGTAGGAGTTACAGTTACAGAAGCCTCTATAGTTGCTGATGGTGTAAAAGAAGGTGTTCTACTTACTGTATGGCTTGGTGTTACAGTGACAGTAGGAGTAACAGTTGGTGTTTCAGTTGGTGTAAGTGAAGGTGTTGATGTTATTGATGGAGTAACAGTTGCTGTAGGGGTTTCACTTGGTGTAACAGATACAGTAGGAGTAATAGTTTCACTTGGAGTGATTGTAACAGTAGGGGTTAATGTTGATGTTGGTGTTACTGTAGGAGTAATACTTTCACTCGGAGTTATTGTTACTGATGGAGTGATAGTTGTAGTAGGAGTAACAGATGGTGTTTCTGATGGTGTAACAGTAGGTGTTGGAGTTTCAGTTGCAGTAGGTGTAATCGTTGCAGTAGGTGTAATTGAAGGTGTTTCAGTTATACTAGGAGTGATTGTAACTGTTGGTGTTACAGTTTCACTTGGAGTTATTGTAGGAGTAACAGTTATACTTGGGGTAATAGTAGATGTCGGTGTTATAGATGGTGTTACAGTAACAGTAGGTGTTATAGTACTTGTAGGAGTAATACTAGGTGTTTCTGTAATGCTAGGTGTAATTGTTACAGTAGGTGTAATTGTTTCACTCGGAGTGATAGTTGGTGTTGGTGTTAATGTTTGAGTTGGAGTTATAGTAGGGGTTACTGTTGCACTTGGTGTTACAGTTACTGTTGGAGTTATAGTTTGAGTTGGTGTTACAGTAGCAGTAGGTGTAATAGTAGGTGTTATAGTTTCACTCGGTGTGATTGTTACTGTTGGCGTTATAGTAACTGATGGTGTAACAGTTGCTGTTGGAGTTATTGTTGTTGCTACAGTACTTGTAGGAGTAACTGTAGGAGTAATAGTTTCACTTGGAGTTATAGTAACTGATGGTGTAATAGTTTGAGTTGGAGTAATACTTGGAGTAACAGTTACACTTGGAGTTACTGTTTGAGATGGTGTAACAGTTACACTTGGAGTTACAGTTTCACTAGGTGTAATTGTAACTGTAGGAGTTATAGTTTCACTAGGAGTAATAGTTCTAGTTGGTGTAATAGTTGGTGTTGTACTAGGAGTTACAGTTACTGTTGGAGTTATAGTAGAGGTAACAGTAGCTGTAGGTGTTATAGACGGTGTTATTGTTTTAGTAGGAGTTATAGTAACCGATGGAGTAACAGTTGCGGTAGGAGTAATAGTTGAAGCTACAGTTGCTGTAGGAGTAACTGAAAGGGTTTTTGTTATGGTAGGAGTTATAGAAGGAGTTCTAGTGATACTTGGAGTAATACTAGGTGTTGCAGTTACTGTTACAGTAGGTGTAGGTGTAAAAGTTGGAGGAGGAGTAAATAATATAAGTGTATTACTTTGAAAAAAAGGATCAACCGCTTGTATATAAGCAGCATATGTTGCTGAAGGAACAGGAGCATAAGAAGCAGATCCACTTGAGTTATTAGCATATATAATGACATCCTGCAAACCAGTTTCATAATACTGGTCTACATAAAGCACTGAAGCTGTAACATCAAATGAAGCTGAAGTGTATCCCATTTTCTTTTTTCTTTTTTATGGTGCTAATTGAGTAAATTCTACAACCAATTCACCACTTCCACTTACTAAAGGAGAAGCTAATATAATTAATGATGGTTCTCCTATAGACATTTCAAATTCACAATTTGGATCTAATACATTAACTCTTATCTTTCCTAAGTTACTTGTTAATGGATTACAATATGATCCTGTAACTTGGAATGTATAGAAGGTTTCATAAACACCTACTCCAAGCCCACTAAAGGACATTGTTACTGTATTATTAGAACCTGTGCTAAAGAATTGTATATCTCCTCCTGATAGTTGTATTGATTGATTTATAAGGATATTTCCATTTAAAACATCATTGGCTAATGGAGATATTGAAATACTAACAGGGTTTCCATAATCACTTCTTGTAATAGTAACAACATCATCGTAAGCAATAGGAGTTAATGGGAATATTCCTTGATAATCTTGATTTGTAAGTACTACAATACCTTCTGGGTAGAAAATATTTCCTGAATGGGTTGTGTAATTATCATATATATTTCCTTTACCATCATCTGTAAGGTTATATGTAGATGAAGTCATTTGGAAACTGTATGGTAATATTCTTTCACCATAAATTTTAGGGGATATAGAAAGCACTTTAATAGATTCTCCAACACCAGTTGGAAAATTGCTAATAAATGCTGGGTCGTTGTTGAAATCAAAATATGAGCGAGATGCTCTTAATCCTGTAGGATTTCCACTATAATAAATTGAGGAAGCAAGAGAAGCAGTTGATAGATATAAATTATCTCCGTATTCATGATAAAACATTTGGTTTATCATGTCATACATTAATCTATCATATTGTCCATTTGTAATAGGTTCTCCACCTGGGTCGAAAGTACCTGTTATATAAGTACCATTGTATATGTCGACATAAGGATCATCTACTGGTAAAGGACAATAGTTAAAATTCCATTGCTTGTTAGCTATAACAGGTACTGTTATAACATCTGAAGACTTTAACTTTTTGAATGATCCCATTTAATAACATTATTATCTAGATTAGTAGTCTAATTTAACTTTAATTAAGGCTTCCTTAGTAAAATCTTTAACTAATGGTCTACTTAATTTAGCAACCGCTAATAATTCATTTTGGTCGTTATATAAACCAACTGTTGTAATGAATGTTTGTGGATTGTTAATTAACGTGGTGTAAATTAAATTACCATTACTATCTATGATTGAAGGGTTTGTTGTATAATTAAAGTCTTGGTTTTTAACTCTTGTAAAGAAATAATGTGATGATACATCTTCAGCTGATTGTAGAGCAAAATAAGCACTAGATGACATTGCTGTATAAAATTGAAACTGAATGTTACTATCAGTTCCAGGAGCAGCTACAGCTGGATTAAAGTTGATACCACCATTTGCTTGAGACTTAGATAATGCTGTTGGATTTAAAATGATAATATCATTATCTGGGAACAAATATCCATAAATAGAAGCTGAAGCAGCAGCTGTATATTGTGTGCCACCACTACCACTAATTAAATTATAATATAATAAACCATTAGTTGTATAGTTAGTAGTAGAAGTAATTTGACTATCATCAGTTAAAGATATTTCGTAAGTAGTATTCTTTAATTTTAATGTCATAGAACCAGGTTGGATATGTTCCTTATATCTATTTCTAGCTACGTTAATAACATATATACCATTTGGATTATCATTACCAAATTCAAAACTTCCACTTTCTGTCCCCAATAACAATGTTCTATATTGGCCATAAACTACCCTAGTAGGTGTTATAGCAGAACCATCTGGTAAATTTGTAGTTACTGATGGGCTTATGTAATTGGAACCACTTCCGTATTTGTTGCCGTATTGTACGGCCATTTGTATAGAGGAAGAAGTAGAAGTTAAAGCACCTGGGTATTCACTATATACATTTAAATAGAATGAACTGGTGATTACACTAGAAGTAAAGAAAGTAGATAATACATTAGTATCACCACTCCACATTGGACGTACTACTGTTTCCGTACTTACTACTGAATCTTCTGGGTTATATCTTACGAATGACATATATTAATTTATTAAGAATTTGTTTTTGTTATAGTTAACGGAATAGTAATTCTAGCACCACTATCTCTACCTAATACTGTAATTGTAGTTGATATTTGAGTTAAACTAGAACCAAACAATGTATTAATTGTAGTACCAGTTAATGTGAATGAAGTACCAATTAAAGTTTGGCTTACAGATGAACCAAGTGTTTGAGTAACACCAGTTGCTGTAACTTCAGCACCTGCAACACCAGTTGAAGAGAATGTAGATAAGAATCTAACATCAGCTACTGTTATGGCATATCCATTGGCTTCAAAAGTACTTGTAGCACCTAAGTAGTTCAATGTTTGTGGAGTAATTGTAATTGTTGAACCTTGTCTTAAATTAATTGCATTGTATCCTACACTAATTACTGGTAACTTAGCAGTACCTCTTGGTAATGTTACTAGCTTAAAGATCATGATTTGTGTATCATCTGGGAAAGCTTCAATTAAAGGCATTGCCTCAATAGCTTGACCATAAAATGCAGACCCTGATGGATGTTGAGGGTTATACAAAGTATAGTCAACTTCATCGTCTGCTAATGAAAACTGTGTGATTTGGAACGACCCGTCGTTGCGAGCCATTAATTCCCTACCTTTAGCTGTTAAAACTGCATCAATTGTTACAGTATTGTTATTTAAAATAGCCATTCTTTTAATGTATTTTGATTATAAATATTTAATTCTTGTGGATCTAGATTATGTAGTTACACCAACTCCAACGTCTACTAACTGTTGATTTACGTTTCTATTTATGGTATCTATGTTAGCCATTACTGCTGGGCTAATGTTTTGTGGAATTATATAGCCATATGATGTTTTTCCTTCTGGTTTTGGAAAATCAAGTATTACACTTGTTTCATCTATAATGCGTTTTATAAATAAAATTTTATAATATTGACTACATAAATTTCCAAAATAACCATCTATATCTTCATAAGTAACAAAGTATATAAATGATGTATTATTAGGACCAGCTACTGTAACTACACTTTTAACAGTATATTCTAGAATAGGACCGTTTGCGTTTGTGATTTGTATTACTATCTTATCGTTTGGTTCTAAAGAGAATGGATAGAAAATATCACCATAATCTTCATACAAACTACCATAAGAAGCAGATACTTGAGAATCTAAAGGATTAAAGAATAAAGAAGGTCCATAAAAATTAGATAAATTATTATTTAAGTAAAAAGCATTTTGTGTTTGGTCTACACATACTTCTATATTATTAGCAATTAAATTTCCATTTGTAGGAACCACTTTAATGGATCCATAAGGATTTAAATAAGCCTGAGAAACACCACCAGAATCAATAAAAAATCTAAATTCCACTTTATCCCCAGGATTTACAGACCCCGTTGTATTTATATCTATTGATCTTCTAAATAAAAATGATTGATTTGCATTTCCCGTTACTGGAATAGAATCTATATTAGTATAATATGTTATGTTAAAAATATTACCCATAGTAGGAATAGTAGGTAACTCTACCCAAATTATTCCTAAATAAACAAACTGATCATCTCCAAAACTTGGTACATATATCCTACCAGTTACGTCATATGCTCTAAATGTTTTATCACCTCCTGTAATAGAAATAGTATTTACAACTTGTCCAAAAACATTCACTTGACGTATGTCATATCCGTTAAGTAAAATAATATCAAAGACATCTTGGCTTGGAGTAAATGAATATTGATTATATCCATTTGGTAAATTTTCTAAAACAGCATTATAATATCCACCTTGATAAGCAACCGTTTGTTTATTTTGATCTAAAAGAGTATAAGTACCTGTTGAACTACTTAACCACAATTCCATACTAGCTGTAAAAGTATTAGCAGGATTTATTATAGAAGCGGTTGTTTGGATATTAAAATCATAAGTAAATTGATAAATACCTTCAGCTGGTATTTGATAATATGAAGATGTTGAGTTAAAAGAAGTGCCACCAGGACCAGAACCTGTAAAGAAGTATCCTCCAAAACTAGTATTTGATCCTGTTATATTAAATAAATTCCACACTTCTTGCATATTAACAGTACCAGCAGCAGAATAACTTGATGACACATAAGGGGAACCAAGTTGCCCCACAGGCACTAAACTTCCTGAAGAAGCAAAAACAGTAAAGTAACGGTTAACTATGTTTGAAGAACTACCTACTACAGAATTAAACACAGCAGATGCTGTCCAGTTTGCTGGGGCTGATTCTGAACCATAGGCATAAAATATTGGGAAATAACTATACCCACTTTCTGCTATAAGTTTATTTCCGTTAGTTTGAATTTGATTTCCAAATTTCTTAGGATCAAATAACGATACATTTAAAAAGTCTCCTGTTTCAAATGTATTTTGAACTTCCTCCCAGTTTCTATTACGTAAGTTTAATTCTGTTAAACTACCACTTTCATTTACAAGGTATTTTAAAGTAGCATTAGTTTTATAGGGTAAATAACGGTTTTCTACCACTTCAGTAAATAAACCTAATTTTTTAACATTATAATTAATTACTGGGGATTGGCCATATGAGTTATCTCCCACAGACCATGTATTAAATTGTCTTCCATATAATTGAACACCACTATATCTAGGACGTGTATATGCTGTTAAACTTAAATATGAATCTTGTAATTCAACAGATCCACTAATTGAATATGAGGTAAAGTTTCTTCCTAAAGCATCTGTAGATAAAATAGGTATTAATTTTTTTCTATACTCTGATGTTAAACTTACGTCAACATTATTTTGTAATACGTTAAAGTCAGAATTTAAAAAGAAGTTTTCTGGTCTAGGTGAATCATAATTTAATACGAAATCCGTATTTCCACTTATAAATCCTGGAGGAATATATCCAATAGTATTGTCTACTAAAAATGGATTTCTATTATTTTCCTGAAAAACTAAATAAGTATCAAGAGAAGAACCAGGTATATTACCATTATAATAATCTGCTTTGTCTCCTGCTAAATAATAATAGTACGGATCATAAACAGGTTCTAATGAAGCACTTTCTGGTGTAGCGGAAAATTCATTTGTTCTAAAGAATAAAGGTTGGTATTGAGCAACTTTAGGCCTTTCAAGTACAGGGGATTTAATAGAAACACCTGTCCAAGTATTACCTCTAGCAGGTGTAAAATCTTTGACCATTTTAAATAATGAATTGTCAAAGAATTGTATTAATCTTATAAACCCACCATAATCAAATGGTTCATTAAATGTTTGTCCAAACCAGTATTCACGTTCATATGATAATGAAGGATATGTATTTAATTGTAAATCTCTTGGGTCTCCAATATAATCATCTAATATCCAATTAGGATTAATAGCAACAATTGAAGCTGATACGGCGGCATCAATTTGTGTTTCTGGTGAAAACGAAACATCAATAAAATGTAAATCTTGGCTTTTAACAGCTCTAGATGATGTAGGTGATGTTTCTAATCGTTTGATTGGAGATAATACACTACCTGTAATGATATTTGAACCAATATTAATTTTATCTGTAGTATATCCTTTTAATTCTTGAGAATCAGTCATTCCACCATATTCCTTAATAGGAAGAATAGAACCTGTAATGCCAAATAATGTAATTAATCCTTCTAAACCACCATGTGCTCCTTTAGCTTTAAATAAATAAGGAAGATTATGGTATAAACGTTTGTAAGAATCTAATGTTAAATCTTTTCTTGGAACGTTGTTTAAGAAACTACTTGATGGTGAATAATCACCATTAAAGTCAACACTACCACTATATCCACCCACTTGGTAATCCAACACAGTTTGATCACCTTGCGAGTTATATAATTTCATTCCAAATGATTGTAACCAATCATATACTAAATCTTGAGAAATACCTCTATTAAGATTATTGTTATTATCCCAAAGGTCTGTTAATTTATCAATATAGATCCAAACATTATCAAAATATTGACCTATCATATTGACAAATGTCAAATATGGGAGATAATTAGAAGGATCGTCTGTAATATAAGACGGAATTGATCCTAATAAAATATCTTTATTATTAATATCATAAGCAACTGCTACTTCAGAAGCACTAAAAAACCAATTCTGTGCTGTTGATGATGCTGATGGGTATAATGTGTATGGTTGTGTAGAATTAGTTTTAGGATAAGGAGCAATATTGTATTCAAAGAATGATCCTGTTTCTAAAGTATATTCTACAATAGAAGATGTTAATGAACTTGAAGTATAATATAAGTAATACTCAAACCCATCAAACTTAGAAATTATTTCATTTATACTTGAACTAGCTCTAGTTACGGAAGAAACTAATGATGGATTACTAGCTGTTAAAGGAGAATTATTGTTAATTTCTGCTTGATAAGAGGTAATTTCACCTATTTTATACATGAAATTATACACCCTATTTTCAGCAGAACTGTAATGTATAAAGTCGTTTAAAACACTAAAATCTATATTAATATTAGTATTCTGGTTGTTAATTACATTTAAAACAACTTGATAATAAGATCCTGTAAGTGAAGAAACAAGTTGATTGTAATTATTATAAGGTGTAGGAACTACATTTTTTAATTCTAAATCAATATCAAAGTTAGGTCCTTTTAATCTAGGTTGAGGTGGAGGAGTAATTAATTTGTCTAAATTAAGATCAAATATATAAGGATTAACTATTTCCTCTACAACCCAAAATGTATCTTTTAAAGCAATATTGTTAGGAAGTGGATTAGCTAATTTAAATAATATACTAGCATTTCCATCACTATCAACATCACTTACTGCATTAACGGCTATTGATTGGTTATTACTTCCAAAGTTTAATATTACATAGTAATAGTAAGGAACAGTAGCTTGTCTTTGAGTAAAACTTGAAACTATTGAAAGTAATTGATCATTCGTTAAGATGGTCGAATTTACTCTTACTTCAGTTCTATCGGTAGAAATCTGCTGGATAAATAGCTGGTTACTAAAAGGTTCACCTGATATTTTTCTAAAGAAATTATATCTAGTGGTTACTTCACCTGATTCATATCCTAAATTTCTAATATCTTGAATAGGGTCTATTTCAAGAACAGGAAGTAAACTTTGAGAATACCCAACATTAGAAGGTAACTTATATGATTGATAATTATAGTTTGTATTTAATACACTACCTCCAAGATCAAAAACATAAAACTCAATATAATCGTTAGAAGCACCAAACGTTTCTTGTTGTACACTAGGAAGTAATAATCTTTCATCCTGTAGTGGATAACGATTAATTATGTCTGTATTAAGAACTTCGCCTACTATAGTAATATTAGATGCCATTATTTGCTAGTTGTTGTGTTAAATTTGCATTTTGGGTTTCTGCGTCTAATAATTGTTGTCTTAAATCAGTTATTTCTTGTAGTAAAGCTTGAACATCAACATCCTCAGCAAAAGTAACACCTAAATATTCTGCTTCTCTGTTTAATATATAAGTGTGTGAATTGATTTCTCCTTCTCTAGGTATCTCAAAAAATAACTCATCATATAAAGCAAAAAATTCATCTATTGTTATTTCAGGAACCGTTGGTTCTGTAACACCTAATTCTCTAAATTGTGTGTCTATAACTTTAGAGAATCTATTCTTGTCGTATATTGCACGTCTAACAGGAATATTTTCTGCCATTATTTATTTATTTTAAATGTATATTGATTATCAAATACCATTGTAGATCCATTAGAAAAAGTAGATTTAATTAATATCTTATAAAGTCTTTCAGGTTGAAGACCATTCATATATAAATTAAAATAGTTTCCGTTTGGATCACAACTTACTTTAGTGTAGTTAACATCATAGTCTATAACATAATCTCCTGTATCTACGTCTTGAAGAGCATAATAAGAGGCAGATGGTAAAGCACTATTTAAAGTATAAACAGATACTGTTGTAAATTGTCTTGCAGGGTATATAGGTCTAGCGTTTACTCTAAACTGATATTTGGTATCTCTATCATATTGGCCTATATTATTCCCTACAGTAACTGTGGTATTATTATTAGATAATACAGCTAAAGAACCAGTATTGTATACACTATCATTCCACCTAATTTCAAGTTGTGGAGGATAAATAGTATGGGTATCTTTAGAAAAGAATTTTAATGAATAAGATGATGAAGGATTAAATTCATATCCTGATTCCATTCTAACTAGGAAACCATCATTTTTAACATTTAGATTATTAAAATTACCTACAATATCAGTAACTTCAATATCTGTATCTTTTGTACTATTAATAGCAAAAGATTGAGAATCTTCAAACAATGTGTACCATGTTGCTCCTCCAGGGCTATCGTTTTGAAACGATGCCGTAGTATCAGCAGCAAAACTAGAAGTACGCCAATTATTAGTACTATTTCTTTGTTTCCATGTACAATCTGTTGTTACCGATGGATCATATAAAAATCTACCTGTACCTACTTCCCAAGATTGAGAAACAGGATTAACAAATAATGTGTAATTATCTGGCAATTCAGTACCATCAGCAACGAATAATTTTAAAAATGCTTTGTAGTTCCCGGGACCACCAGCTTTAACAATAGTTTCTTGAATTTCTGAAAGAGGGAATTGAACTAGAATTCGTGATACCTGCGCATCGTTATTAGAAGATGATGGTTCATTTTGAATTTCTAATATTTGATCAAGCCCCGTATTCATTAGGGGATATGCGGAGTAAATAGTAGTGTCCTTTTCAGGATATATTTTATAGATGGCCATCTATTAATTTATTTACAATAAATATAGAATTATTAGAAAGTTACAACTCTACCTTGGATATCCAAGTCAGGGAATCTAACCTCAAATATAGATGGATCTAACGAAGGATACAAAATATCATTTCTAATAGCACCCTGTACGTCATAACTGTATGGAGAATAATTACCTCCTGAAAGATTTGTAAAGCTAAACTTTACAACTGACTGTACACCTTTAATTTGTAATAAAAGACCAGCAACATCTGATATAATAACTGGCTGGTTAATTTGCCATTTATCTATATCAAAGTAGTCTTGTAGTGCTAAAATACAATCAGATAATATTTGTTGGTTACTTAACCCTGGAATAACTGTTATATCAAAGTTAATACCTATATTAATGTAAAAGGCATCTTTGATAGTAATAGCATCTGTAACCATTCTAAATGGTTGTAAGTATTCCTTTAAATTAGTTTTAAGATCAAGTGTAGCGTTTTCTAATTGTTTATTATCATTATAAGCTAAAATATACATTGATAAAGCAAGCGGGTTATTATCAATTAATGGGTCATTACCTGCTTGAACCGATAAAGCGGATGCTTGTTCTACGTATACTTTAGCAATAGTACCAAATTGGGATGGCATACTTAAAGCACGAGTCATATAATCGTCTTTAGTTACTGATCTCAATTGGGCTGAAAATGCATTTAATGTATTCAAACGAATTTCTTCTACTGTATCTCCTCCTCTACCACCACTTGAAGGTATTGGATTAGTACAAACTAATGTAGTTAAAGAAGTATTTGTATTAGCAGGGTTTGTAGCTGTTATACCTGCTGTTGATAATATTTGTATAATATCTCCTGCTGGTAAATTAGACTCAACACCTCCTCCTACTGTGTATTGAACATATAAACTAATATTAGCAGGTACAGTACCATACTGTTTAGTATAGAACACAGCAGCCTGATTGTAATTATTTACTAGGTCAGATGTATCTGCTGGTGGTATTAATCCAAGTTGAATTGTATTTGGGTTTGGAATAATAACATCATCAGGATCATTTACATACATTCCTGAACCAAACTGTAATTCTACAATATCGTCTGTTTTAATTCTTGTAACATAACGATTTGGTGTTTGTAATAAACTTAATAAATAAGGAACTTTATCAATATTAGCTCCCGTATTAACAGTTTTATTAATGATATTAGATTGAGCTAAATAAGGTACTTCATACCATACACTACTATCACTTCCTGTTACTTGTAATACCTGTAAAAAGTTAGGTTCATTTAATTCAACTGAAGTGAACTTAACAGGTGCTCCAAAAGTAAAATTTGTACTTTTAATTTCAGCAGAAATTGCTCTTGTAGATTTTTTAAATAGATAATTACTTGCATTAAACAAACTAATTTCTACAGATCCAGTATCATTAAAATCTACTCTATCAACTGTTAAAAATTTAATACCTGTAGATACAGAAGCAAGTTGTGTATTTTCTGGGATTGTTAATGCATAGCTTAAATCAGGTTGACCTGCTACAATAGGTACTCTTTGGTAAAAGTCAATTGTAGTAACAGCAGCATAAGATGTTTTAGGGCGGTATCCTAATGAATAGGCCATGTTTAACAAATTCTGTTTTTCAACAGCCGTTAAAACAAAGTTTTCTTGAATTTGGGTATCAGTATAAAACGATAATACATCACCAACATAAGCAGCCATTTCAATAAACATCGTACCAGGGGATGCTTCTGAAAAGTCTGTATAAGTGTTTGGGAAATAATTTTTTGCAAACTCAATAAGGGAAGCCTTAAATTGAGTAAAATTCTTATTTAAATATGATATGTTTTTATTATTGTTTGCCATTACTCAAAATTAACTGTTACTGTGTCTGTTTGTCCTGAAATTAGAATTTGATATATTATTTTAATAACTAAAGAATTACTAACATTATTTGGTTCTTGTGTAAATTCTATATTATTAATTGATATTTCAGGAATATACACTTGAACACTGTCTCTAATACTATCTTCAATATCGCTAAAAGAGGCTTCAGTCATTGGGTTAAATAACTGAGATCTTAAAGTTGTTCCAAAATTAGGATTGTCAATCCTTTCACCTTGGGAGGTTAATATTAGATTAATTAAATTATATTTCAATTGGTC